AATATCAGGAGGATTGGAGTTGGTTAACTGAAAAGTAAACCATAAATACTTATATGAGATTTGTCAATTACATAACAGAAGACTATGAGACGGTTCGGGATTATAAAAAAGCAATCTTTGACTTGAAGGTTGCTTTGGGTGAAATAGATTTTCATGAAGATGAAAAGGTGCCTAGTGATCCTGAGAAGCATAAGTTATTTAAACAGAAAAAGTTAGGTCTTAAACTTAAAGTTATAGCGTTAAAAGAAAAAATTCAGAAATTAGCTAAGGTTTTGGGTGAGTCAGGGGAAGAGGTTCCTCAAGTAGAAGGTCTTAAAGATTTTCTTGATAGAGTTCCTGATAAAGATAGTGAAGAATCACAAACTCTACTAAAAAAGAGAGAGAGGTTTAGTAAATAATGGCTATTTCACGTACACAATTAATGGATAAAGTTAAGAGACGATTGGGTGCCCCGATGGTTAAAGTGGAACTTTGTGATGAGCAGATTATTGACCATATAGACTATGCTCGACAAAAATGGATTAAATGGGCTATAGGAAATGCAACTCAAGAGACGTATTTTACTGTTATGTTACAGGCCGGTAAGAGATTTTACGATCTACCTGCAGGAGTTCAAGAGGTCGTTTCGTATGATGACTCCCCTATTAAATCAGGTGGTATTAACACACTTTTTACTATTGATAACTTTATGTTTTCTAATGGGTTTTATGGAAACGCTTTTCAAGGTGGATATGATTTAGTTTCATATCACCTCGTTTTGGATTTTATGACCACTTTATCAAAATATAGAACAACACCTTATAATTATAAGTATCATAAATCTACTAATCAGATAGAGATTGATCCTGCGCCACCCTTTGACGGAAAACAGAAGAGTGTTAATATCAACCATCCAGTTACAGGTTTGCCTACAAAAATGTATGTTGATTCACCCGGATGGGTTTTATTGAGAACTTATATGATACAGGGTGCCACGCTTCCAAATTATACCCCTGATTGGAGTATGATCCTCAAAGAACGCAAGACCATAGTTGAACAAAGGACATTAACAGAGGTGGAGGTTTTGAATAAATCAATCCTCTTGAATCATACCCCATTAGATGATGATGTTGATAGAACCGACTTTAATATTGAAGAAGATACTACTGTTACTATCGGAGGTCTTGCGTCTGTGAAGGGCGTGGATTGGGACTTTCATTTTTATAATCCAAGGGTTATAACTTGGGCCCAACCAGAAAGACAGGATCCTTATGGATTTGACGGAAATGTTAGTGTTGGTGATCAAATAACCATCACATATCCAGTCATATTTAATTCACAACACTATCCTGATGAATGGGATAATGTAACTGCCACTTCTACTGAGGTTGAACAGTATGTTTTGACACAATCAGACATAGATAGAGGGTTTGTGAAGCTACAGAAGAAGGTGTTTAATAATAACATTAAAATGTCTATCGGCGGTATAGATCATTTATATGGTGAAGATTTTATTGTTATTAATAATAAAATTCTTGATTGGAATGGTTTGTCCATCCAACCGGTGTTGACTGTTGGTGATGTCATTGTTGTTACATATGTGACGGTTACCAGTATGAAACCGTCAGGTGGATCTACAGCCAAAATGCATGGTGTTAAAAAACAGTACACAACGAGAATAGAAAATTTTAATATCACACAAGATAATATTGATTCTAAATCAATAACATTAGAAGAACCTATTTCTATGTATGACGGAGTTAAGCTTTCAGCGGGAGGTTTCGCTAAAGTTCTTGGTATTGATTTTAAAATTGACTCGTATGACCCAAATGTTATTACTTGGAATGGTTTACAGATGGACGGTGATATATCACTTGACGATAATATTGTTGTTACGTATACATCAGCAAATCCTATTATAACCGAACTCGAAGAACAGTTATACGATGAGGATTGGATTCTTGATTATGTTACAGCTTTATCAAAGATATCTCTTGGTATGATTAGACGTAAGCCGAGTACGTTTTCGGGTCTTGGTAGTTCTGGTGTAGGTCTTGATGGATCTGATCTTATATCGGAAGGTAAAGAAGAAAAAGATGATCTTGAGACTAGATTGCGTGATGAAGAAGCATATGAGGGTTACGGTATTGAAATAGGATTAATGTAAAGGAGAATATTATGATTGATGAACTGGTAGAAAAATATATTAACGAGTCAACAGAATGGTTTTATGTTGTTGATGATAAGACCAAAGAGGTTATGCATGACCTAAAAACAGGTGGAGTTGCAACTTTTGATACTCTGTTTAATACGAACCATAGTAAGGTTATCGCCTACAAGACACGGAAGGGTGCGGATAATAAGATAAAAAATATATCAACAAAGTCTAAATTGACCGTGATGAGTAGAAGTGAACTAAAAGATTATTATGATAAAATGGGTGTGTTAAGTAAGGGAGGTTCATAATGAGTACAATTGACCCTAAATGGCTACAGTATGATGAGAATAAGCTATCAATTATTGATGATGGTGGTATTAATAAATTGAGCATTAAATCTGGTATCATACTTGATAGTGTATCTGTAGAGAAGGTTAACGATTCTAAAATTGAAATCAGAGAAACAAGACAGGGTGCCCCACTTAACCCTGGTCCGTTGGATTTTTATATCGAAGTACCAGATAAGGTTTAAGGAGTTTTAAATGGCAATATCCTGTCCACCAAACTGCGTTAAGGGTACCCCTTTATGGGATCTTTATGATGTAACGGATCAGAATCCCGAGTTTTGTTTATATGATTCTATTATATCAGAGTATGTGGACATGGCGGGATTCCCTGTTATGTATTATCGTGCAAAATCTAAAATGGATCGCCTTTATGGGGAAGATCCTAATCAAGATTTTTATGAACCAGTACGCACAAAGCTTTATTATGAACCAACAGATGAACCTAACATTATAGATATGTTTGGAATTAGATCAGACGAAACTTTGGAATATTCTTTGATGCCTAAGTCAACGTTTTCTCGTGATGTTGTTGGTGTGGTACAAGGGATCCCTAAATCATTGAGTGTTGTTTTTGCTGGGAACGGATATTTTAATTCACAGTCAGTTCATACAATTGGTGGATCAGGTGAGGGTTTGAGAGTTGACATTAATGTAACTAATGGAGTTATTACTAAAATCAAAGTTAACACATTCAACAAGGGTTTTGGTTACAAAGTAGGTGACATTGTTTTGATTGATTCTGGTAACATTAATGCGGAATTTACAATAACATCAACAGTGGTTGAGGAAGTTATCCCGAGTCCGGGAGATGTTATTAAGACATTATGGAATAATAGAAATTATGAGATAGTTGATGTGGGCGCTGAACAAAATGTTTTCATGGCAAAAAAATTAGTATGGGAATTCATTTTGAGACCATATCGTTTTAGTGAGCAGTCATTAAGATCTGAGGAAATACACAGAAGTTCTCCGGGATGGAATTATATATACATATATCCAGATGGTGTGTTGGCGGATGTTATGTACTCTGATGGAAGTGAGGTTACAGGCATTCCTATAGATACTTTGGATATAGACCTTTCAGTATTGGAATGTGGATATAAATACAAGAGAAATGAAGACGGAAGTGTTGAATTGATAGAGGAAGTCCTTATTTTTGATCCAGATGATTCATCTGATACTCATACCGGTCAGTCAGGGGAAACATCGAATCTTAAAGATAAAAGTTCTCGTGTTTATGGTGATGATTCTTGGGTCGAAGTTGAGTCTGATAAAATTGATGATTATTCGGATGTTGATTCGAAAATATTTGGATATTAATCTCCAAATGTTCGGATACTATGGAGACATATAATGCCATTATTAGCTATAAAATCATTTGCCAAGAAGATAGGAAAACCGGAATCAACCGTCGAGAAGTATTGGGAAGAAGCTAAGACTGAATCAGGGAAAGAATATAATAAGGAGACAGAGTCCAGAAAGTTCTACGGAACCGCTATGAAGATTCTTAAAAATAAATTGAAAAAACATGAAGGCTTAACTGAATCGAGATTTTTTAACTTCATCACTAAAGATGACGGTATTCACGAAGATAAATTTAATGGATATGTTGATCTTGATCATAAAGATATGGAACTCATAAAATTGTTTTCTGGTGACAAGAAAATAAATGATCACAAGGATTTTCATAAATTAGCAGAAGATTTAGGCTTAAAAGAGGCAGCTGAATTAGAGGAGAGAGCTTATGCGATGCTTCAATCTTTCTGGTCACAGGGTCGTGCTATGAAAAAGGGCATGGATTTCAAGGTTGATGAAAAGGAAGTTAAAATGGGGATGGAGGTAGAAAAAGAGCATACTGATAATCCTGTTATCGCATATCGTATTGCAATGGATCATTTAGCCGAAATGCCTGATTATTATACCAAGCTTGCGAAGATGGAAAGTGAGGGTGGAGTAAATGAGTCAGACGAGATTTGGCATTGTGATGAATGTGGATGGGAAGGACCAAAATCCAAATTAAAACAACCCGGTGATAAGTGCCCCAAGTGTGGTGCAAATCCCCCTGTTGTTCATAAAAAGTAAGGAATAGTTATGCCGAGACAACATTATTTTTATAATGTGATGCGTAAAACAATCATTCAGTTTCTTGATATGTTTAATGATATTGTTATAGCTAGATATAATCAGGATACAGGTGCTGTAATTAAATACATTAAAGTTCCATTAAAATTTTCCCCTAAAACAAAACAGTGGTATTGGACTGAATTAAGGGAATCCGGTGATAGAAGAGATCAGGTACTTCCTATGATGGCTATTAATCTTGAGAATGTAGAATTTTCGTCAGATAGACAGGTCAATCGTAATGCAAAAATAGAAGCATTGAGTGAAGGTAGTAATTCAACCCAATTTTTTAATCCCGTACCTTATGATTTTTCTTTTAGTCTACAGATAGCGGCGGAGTATATGGTCGACGTTACGCAAATCGTTGAACAAATATTTCCATTTTTTACACCAGAGGCGTGGATTAGGGTTACTATACCAGAATTGAGTATAGACGGTCTTGCCAACAAAGACCAGTCTGGTTCTGATAAATTGGAGTTGAGAGTTACTTATGAGGGATCAAGTAAAGAGTCCCCGGTTGAATTGGATGAGGCTGGATATAGAGTTCTTCTCTGGAAATTGGATTTTAAGGTTCAGGGCTATCTATTTTCACCTATTACTGAAAGTAAACCAATTCATAAAGTTATTCAGAGTTATTATATAACAGAAGATGCGTGGAACAGACAGGTGTCTGATAATGTGAATGAACCTGCGGAACTAGGGTCATCTGCCATGCACGGGGTAACAAGTGCCTCATACATTCCACCAGAAGGTATTCCGGTGGACGATGAAATTAGAATGATGTACAAATATGAACATTTTATAGAAGGTGAGGGATAGTGAGACAAAACTTAAATAAAGCTACAGCAAGTAATTTTCAATTAATATTTCCAAAGATTCCTACTGGCAGCACTATAAAAGATATGAAACAGTTGACGATGAATATTCATTCAACTGTTATACCGTCTCTGACCCTTGAAACAACAGATATATCATGGCAGGGTGGTATCTATCGACAGGATATCGGAAGTCTTACATTTGAACCATGGTATGTAAATTTTACAGTCGATTCAACTTTTTCTAACTGGTTGACGTTATATAAATGGCTTACTTTTATAAATAATAATAAGGATACATATGGACGTGCAACCAACGAGTATAAAGTTGATGCGACGTTACAAATTTTGGACAATTATAGACAAGAGATTCTCGTTATGGATATCCACGGGATATTTATAAATATGTTAGGTGAGATTACACTGACGTATCGAGAGGGAACTCAGAATCTAGAATCTAGTGCAAATTTTACTTACGATAGATATGAAATTAGAAATATCTGATAATAATTAGGAGGATAACAATATTATGGCTTTCTACCTTTCCCCACTCGTAGACGTGAATGAAATTGATTTGTCTACAACGATCCCAGCAGTTGCAACCAGTATAGGTGTGATTGTGCTTAGAAATACGTTTAAAGGACCAGAAAACACAAAACAACTGGTTACAGATGAAAATGACTTGATCCGTACTTTTGGTGAACCGACAGGAACATCTTATGAGGATATTATGTCGGCTACAGGGTTTTTAAAGTTTGGTAATAAATTATACTGTACAAGGGTTATGCCTGATGACGCGAGATTTGCATCAGTTAAAATAGATGATGCGGGTGTATCTGGAAGACTTGAGACAGGTGGTGTAGGTCTTACGATAACATTTGGCGATGAGACTGGAAATGTTTCAACCCTTACCAGTGGAACACCACTATCAACTTTTTCTGGAGTTTCTAATGGTGTTCATGAAGTAACTCTAAATGGTGGTTTACTTGGTACAGGTATTAAATTAGAAATTACCGTTTCTGCTAACAGTATAACAAACACCACTATTCTTGATGGTGGTCAAGGGTTTGTTGCTGGAGAACCGATAATTGTTAACGGAACTGATATCGGTGGATCTGGCGGTTCTGCCACTTACACCGTTGCGGTCGGAGGTCTTAGTGCTAATGCCGCAGGAGTTATTGATGCGGGCGAGTTGACACTTAACGATGGTGGTATTCGTTACGCAGCAGGTCAGGTTTATGAGGTAATGGGAACTGTAAGTGGCGGTGATGTTAATCCTGCAGGTAGTGGAGCATTTATCACTATTGATACTGTTGATGCGGTCGGAACTGTTCTTACTTATTCTATAACTTCACCCGGTAGTGAATATCAGGGTGGTCAATTGTCATTGGCAGCTGTAACTAAAGCTGATGACCCTAATTCCATTATAGATATAGCAACCGCAACACTTGATGATTTGCCAACAGGGGACCCTGATAATTTTGGTGATGATATGTCGGTTGCCGGTGGTGACCTCATGTGGTTTATTTCTTCGTCAAGAGGAGCTTGGGGTGACGAAATTCGTGTTGCTATTATTGATCAACCGACACAACAGGATCTTTTGTATGGAGTGACAAATGATACTCCGGGTTTGCCGTCAGAAGTATTCAGTTCTATTGATAGTCAACTTGAAAAAGCTAATGACTTTTTGGTCATTGTTCAAGCTAAAGCACAAAGAAAAAATACATGGTCAACTGTTGAAATATTTAACGTTTCTTCTGACCCGAATGCACTTGATGACACAGGTACTACACGTTATGTTGAGAGTGTAATCAATCAAACATCGGAATATGTTCGAGTTGCTATTTCTTCCAATATTATCGGTGATGATGTTGATGCAGCCGTTCAAGCACATCTCGCAACTCTTTCCGCTGATGTTTGGTATAATTTTGGTGACGGTTTTAATGGAACAGGTCTCGCTGACGATGGTAATATAATTAACGCTTATCGTCTTTATGAAAATTCTGAGGAAATTGATGTTAATCTTTTCATTGATTCAGGAAAGCCTGATACCGTTAAATCCGATCTTATTTCTTTATGTGAAGAGCGTCTTGACTGTATGGCAATTCTTGATTGTCCTAAAAACCTCATTCTTAATAATAGAGGAAATGAGGCACTTAATCTTCGTGATTGGAGAAATATGACCATCGGAACATCTACATCATATGCGTCGTTGTATGGTAACTGGTTAGAAGTTTATGATAAGTTTAATCAGAAATATAGATGGATTCCTTCTTCTGGTTTTGTTGCTGGTGTTTATGCGAAAACTGATGATGTTCGTGATCCTTGGTGGGCACCCGCTGGTCTGAACCGAGCAATTTTAACCTCTGTTCGTAGACTGGCTTGGAATCCTAAACTTGGATATCGCGATATTCTATACGCAAATGGTATTAATCCGATTGTAACATTCCCCGGAGAAGGCAAAGTTATTTGGGGACAAAAAACAATGTTGTCCAAAGAATCTGCATTCAATCGTGTTAATGTTCGTAGATTGTTTTTGGTTCTTGAGAAGGCGATTTCTACCGCTGCGGTTTATTTCTTATTTGAGCCTAATGACGCGGCTACAAGGAACTTGCTGGTTAATATGATTAATCCGTTCCTTCGTGATGTTAAGTCAAGAAGAGGTATTTACGATTTCAAGGTTGTTTGTGATGAAACTAACAACACACCAGCCCGTGTTGATAGAAATGAGTTGTGGTGTAATATTTTTATTAAACCCACTCGTACTGCTGAATTCATCGTTCTGAACTTTGTCGCAACAGCAACAGGCGCATCGTTCGAAGAAGCGGCTGCGGCTGTTTAATTAAAATAAGATAAAAGGGGGAGTTAATTCTCCCCCTGTTAGATAATTAGGAGGATACAAACATGGGATTTAATCTTGATGACATGATCGGTAAATATAGTGATTATGCTAGAGGGTATTTGTTTTACGCTCAAATAACAAACCCTAAAGGCGGTGTTCCCGGCGACCACCCCTATCTAGTTAGTTCGACACAATTACCGACACAGACATTAGGTACAACAGAAGTTCAATGGCAAGGAAGTGTTTATAAATTCGGAACTACTCATGAATTTGAGACCATCGACATTACCTTCCGATCTGATACAGACCAAGAGTTGAGACGTTCGTTTTTGAGATGGCAACAAATAGCACATGATCCTGTAACAAATATGCACGGGAACCCGATTGATTATTTTGGAACGGTCGGACTGTCACAACTTGACGGTAAAGGTGAACCTATTATGAAGTATGACCTGATTAATTGTTTTCCTAGTGTGGTAGGTGAAATTTCGTTGGATTATAGTTCAAAAGAAGTTTCTACTTTTAGTGTTACATTTGTATATCAATATCACACTGTTGATGATGTTTTTGATACAGGTGCTAGTGGAGCAAGTGTTTAAGTTAAAATAAAAAAAGGAGTTTTATAAATGAGTGATATTAAATCTGTGGATATCAGGGGACTACTTGATATATATGAATTCCCATATATTCTTCCCGGTAGTAGAAAGGAATTATTGATCAGACCTATTACTACAGGTCAAATGAAGAAAGTATTGGCATATGAGGACGAGACTGACCCCTATATCATCGAAGAAGCATTGGATAAATTGATTTCTGACTGTGTTGTTACGCCCGAATTTGATATTGGGAAAACCTATTTACAGGACAGGTTTTCCCTGTTACTTGAAATTCGTAGAGTCACTAAAGGTGATAATTATAATTTCACTAGAAAGTGTCATTCATGTGGACTGATGAATGTAGAGAGTATCAAAATTTCGGAACTAGATGTGAAGCCCTTTATAAAAGTAGATAATATCTTGGTTATAAACGAAAGGCTAAAGTTTGAAGTTGATTTTCCAACACGAAATGATCAAAAGGATTCTATAAGAAGGAATAATGATAGTAGTATGAGTTTAAGATCTCGACACGCCGAGGTTCAAACAGGAACTTATGCGAATTCTATAAAAAAGGTGCATACCCCGGAAGGAGTGTTCGAGGATGTGTCTTATGAAGATAAGGTCTATATTTTAGAGAACATTTCAAGTGATGTTTTTGAGAGGTTCACCAAATGGTTCACTGAACATGATTTTGGTGTACAGTTTAAACAGGAACTTGTCTGTGTTGGATGCGGAAAGAAAGAAATAATCGAAATACCGTTATCCGATTTTTTCGTCTAATATTCGTTCTCTGTAATGATTGTGATCTTGAGTCTATACTCAAGGAGCAATACTTTCTGGCAAGGGGATCGAATATAACAATAACAGATAGTAATTTAATGCCAGAGTTTGAAAGGAAGATCATTTTTGGTATGCTGTTAAAAGATCTTAAAGAAGAATCTAACGCATATAAACAAAAATAACCATATTCTTAGGGATTGACCCTAATGAGGCTCTATTTATGGGTCTAAGAGACTAAATACTCTTAGACCCATTTGTTTTTACCTTATATTTTTTGCGGAGACAGATCATGGCTGGAAATTATGGATTAGATATCAAAAGATACCTCGAAAGTGAAAAGAAAAATATTAAAGCCAGAAGTGAAGCTTTGAGATTACAAGCCGAAGCCGAGGAAAATCTATCCGCCGAGAAACTTAAGATGAGAGAAAAGGGTCTCAAGGTGGCAAAGGAATACGAGAAAGCTGAGAGCGAAAGGGATGATCTTGCAATAAAAAAACTTAAGGATGAGATAGAGAATTCTAAACGGATTATTGAAGGTATTGAGGAGAGTAAAAAACACCATGAAGAGATTATAAGACAAACTAGACTGGAATCTTTGAGATTAGAAAAAAGATCGGAGAAATATAAAGATCTAGGTGGTCAAATTTCAAACTTAGCCGGAACAATATCTAAATCCTTGGGGGCAGAAGAGGCATATAAACGAACTCTTTCTGAAATGGTTATTGATGAAATACGCGAAAATAAGGAGATAGCTAAGGTCTATAAAACAGGATCAGCTGAGGATAAGGATGTTGTTTTTGATCAAATGTTCAATAAACTTAGGGAAGTATTAGAAAAAAATAACCCAGAAGACAAAGATTTGATAGAGAACGCAATAAAAGAACTTACCGATACTCATATGGATGAACTTGTCAGTAAAAGTGAGAATATGTTTCATCCATTAATCAAACAGTTAAAATCAACTGCCGGTGCCGTTAGGAAACAAATGCAGAATATACCTTTAATAGGAAGATTGATGTCAGATGAGATGACGGAGCATTGGAGGTCTGCTGGTAAAGATATATTGGGTGAGATGAACACACATCTTGGATCTATACTGAAACCGATTGATGTTCTTGTTGGACCTTTTAGGTCTATAGGTAAAAGTCTTATGGTCGCATTTAAATCCTTGACAAGTGGACCGACAGAATATGAAAAGAGTGTTGTTGTGTATTTAAAGAAAATAGCGGGTGATGTATCAGAAGATAGATCGGTTGGTATTAAGGGATGGATGGAACAAAAGAAGCAATGGATTGGTGAGAAAAAACAATGGCTGTTTAGCAGAAAGCAGTGGGCTATAAGTCAAAGAGACAAAGCAAGGGAGTTATATGGAAGGAAGGATGAAGTGCTTGATGGTGTTAAAAAATTCTTTAAAAAGGGATTAATGTTTGTTATAGCGGCAGTTGGGCTTGCTGCGGGTGCCCTTGTTAAACAGATAATATACCCATTTGAGATTATGTTTAAATCTCTTAGAGCTATAGCTAAATTTCCTTTAATCTCAAATTTTATAACACAAGCTAGTAAATTTATCAATAGTTTACCGGTAATGGGCAAGGTTCTAGCAAACATCGGCGGTGTTATTGGGAAAGTTATAGGTATATTTAGTAGGGTTGGCTCATCTATTGGTGGTTATATTAGAATAGGTTTAGATTTTTTGAAAAAGTCATCTCTGATTGCGGAATCTATGGGAAAATTTGTTAAAGGGTTTAAATTAGGGTTGGGTATTATAGGTAAAGCTTTGTTTTGGGTCACAGCTATATTTGATTTTGTTAAAGGGTTCCTGAACACAGAAGGAACCATCCTTGATAAATTGTGGGGTGGTATTGAGGGTGTCATTATAGGCTTTGTGAAGGCACCCGTAGTGATATTGAGTTGGTTGTTTGAAAAGGTTATGGGTTTCTTTGGCGTCGAAATTAAAGGTACCGCAGATAGTATTATGTCTGGTGTAAAAAATATCCTTGGTTTCGTTAAAGACTCTATAGGGTTCTTATTCAAACCTCTGATGCTTTGGTGGGGTTTTATAAAGGATATGATAGTGATACCTTTTACTGCCGTATTTAATACCATAAAATCAGTGTTCACTGGTGTATGGGATGGTCTGGAGAAAATTTTTAGCGGTGACGTGGTAGAAGGTCTTTGGGAGATTATAAAATCAATCAATCCTATATCTATATTAGGTGATTTTTTGTATAACATATTTGACTCTATTGTTGATGTTTTTTCTGGAATAGTAGATAAGGTAAAAGATTTTTCTGGTAAGATTGGAGATTTTATTTCTAATTTAATACCGGATTGGGCTAAAAATTTATTAGGTATGGGAAAAGAAAAAAAAGATAAAGCTTATGAAGCTATGTCAGATTCATTGAATATGTATGACGAGGTTTCAAATGCCGGTGCGGTTGGTGTAAACGAAAGAGGCATGTCTTTTGGTACGGCCATGAAAAATGGTTATATTGATATTGATGAGTCACGTGAACTTGCATCACAGGACGGTAAATATAAGGTTCTTTCTAGGGAAGAGAAGAGTGAGTTAGAGAAATTATACAAGGCAGATTATGAGAGAAAAAGAGACGAGTATCTAGAGTTATCAAAACAACTCAAGTCGTCAGATGTTATGGGAGGTATTAAAGATTTCTTTGTTGGAATATGGAATGATATCTCAAACTTCTTTGGTAAGGTTGGAGAGGTTTTTACTGACATTAAAAATGGTTTATTTGATGCAATATCTACAATATTTAACAGAGTTCCTGAGATTCTATCTGATGTAAAAAATGGTATTTTTGGTGCGATATCATCGGTAGTTGATAGCTTTTCCGAAGTTTTTGTTGTAATGAGAGATGGTCTTTTTGATTCAATATCATCCATAGTTGATAAGATTGGAGGTATTTTTTCTAAGATAAAAGATGGTCTTTTTGGTGCAGCGAGTAAGATAGTAGATAAAGTGGTTAACATTTTTGGTTTTGGTGGTGATGATGAGGGTGATGAGAAAGAAGTTTCTACTAAAATTAACCTCCCCGAAACAATTAAATCACCTGATATACCTGAAAGGAAGTGGCGTGGTGTAGAAGAAAAAGATCGCTTATATAACAATCAGACCAAAGATGAAGTTATTCCTAGAAGTAGATTGGACGGTGATAATAAAATTATAAACAAAGATCAGACTTCTATGGTAGATGTTGCTGCCGCTAAGATTAAATATGAAGATGATCGCAATAAAAAAACACAGGAAGAAATGGGAAGTGTTAATAAGGCGTTGAAGGAGAGTATCAATGTTATGAATAATAACACAGAAAAACAGATTTCTGTTATCAATAATAATAGTTCTACTAATAGTGTGGTAAATAAAAAACAGATACCTGATGGTGTTGAGAGTATAGCCGTTATGTTTGTTAATAAATCATGGGGGATGACATAATGCCAGATTTTTTTCCAGATTTTTATGACGCTAAGTTCAAAGGATCCCCTGATACTTTATGGTTAAGAGTTAGACCTAAAGAATTTAGACCTAACATACAAAAACAGACCGGTGCTAATGAGGGATCTATCGTGGATGGTATTGATTATAGGTTCCTATTATCAGGATCTGTTAATATAGGCATCGATCATACTTGGACTTCTCTTGATACAATTTCTGGTGAGATTCGAAACCTTAAAGCGAATGTGTCGAAAGCTGTAGCTCAAGCCGGTGCTGCCGGTGGTTCTTCGGCTGGTAATATTTTTAGTCAGGGTATCAGCAGTAAAAACGATAATCCTTTTATATACGAAGATACTCAGAGAAGAACTGTTAATATTGAATTGAAATTTGCCACATATAAAGATGCTTCGAAAGAGGTGTGGACTCCTATACAGAATCTTATGAGGTGGTCTTGTGCCGAATCTACCGAATCAGGGTCACTTGCCACTAATTTCAAATTTCCTTATGTATTCGAGCTTAGAACTGTAACAGGTTCGGGTGAACTGACAGGTATGATAAATATACCAAATGCTGCATTGACGCAAATACTACCTACATACGAGGCACCTTATAAGAATGGATACCCCATGAGCGCCACTGTATCGGTGACATTTTCGGAAATAGATCCTGTGTACAGAAGTTCCTTGGTTATCAGAAAAAGTAAAGTTAGCTCTAATGTTCAAGGTGGGTGATTATAATGACGATTAAAAGAGTTGAGAATGTTTTTAGGAATTTGCCTGTTAACTCAATGTTAAGGGCTTTTCCTGTTATGGAAGATGAAGATAAAGTGCAACTTCTTAATATTTTCAGACCTTATACCATATCAGCGTTATCCAAAGAGAACCCCTATTTGTTTGAGTATTATCAGGTAGAAGAGAATGACTTTTTGGATACAATTGCATATAAGTTCTATGGTAACTCTGCTCTATGGTGGGTTGTGGCGGATTTTAATGACATAACTAATCCATATGAGGCTCTTGAGGCAGGAACTTTACTAAAACTTATGCGTAGTGATTATTTGTATATATTATATGACGATGTTCAACTTATCGGAGATTTATAATGTCTAATTCTACCGGATGGGAGATTATTGACATTGAGATATATACTACAGGTGTGTTTGAGAGTAAATGGACGTTAAGTTTTACTTCAATAGAACAAGCTTATATCATTGAGGATATGTTTTCGTTTAGTATGACTGGTAAGATATCTTTTCATGACAGAATAGGTGTATCTGAGATAGGTCCATTGACAGGCGAAGAAAAAGTTAAAATAAAGTATGGTAACACAGACGGTGATGGTAAATATAAGGAGTATACTTTTCATATACTGGAAATACAAAGATTTGAGAGGAATATAACACTAAATCCCGCAGGTAATGATCTTATAACTCTGATATTGGTTGATGAATATTACCATAAATGGCATTCACATTTTTGGAGTAAATCTTGGAAGGATACAAAGATAGGTGATATTATTAAAGATATATCAGAAAATCATCTTGGTATAACAGTATTTAATGAGTTTGAATCAACGAAAGAGAAAATAGAGTATTTCGATACTCACCAAAGAACTCCCGCAGAATGTATCACATGGTTGATGAATAGGGCAAGTGGATCCATATCAGGCCAACCGGGATACCTGTATTGGATGTCTGGTGTAGCAGATTCTACGGAATTTAAACATTCATTTGTTACCATTGAGAAAATGCTGGCTAAGACTGGTTGGATGAAACCTTATGTTGAAACATCAGGTCTATATTCAGATGGGAATGGTATAGGGTCATATATATTTGATGGCAAAAATCCTGATTTTATCAATAAAATTCGTGATCATGAGGTTAGGAATGTTGACTTAAGTTCACTTAAAACCCTTACTGGCGGTAAAGCTTTGGGGTATGATTCGAAGAGAAAAAAACTAATAAAACAAGAGTATACCTATCAAGACGCTCTGTCTAGATATACTTTGTTAGGAAAATTTTCATTATTTCCTTCGAGTCTTGAGATATCAAAACCTGTCATTATAATAGATGGATGTCATGACGAAAAGATTTTGGATAACATATGGTACGGTAATTGGATAAAAGAGTATTCTAATCAATTACTGGTAAGTATAACAGTGGACGGTCATGTTGATAGGCATGCAGGAGGAATGATTCGTATTATTTGGCCGAGTCATGCCGAAAAGGATTCGGTGTCTGGGTTGTGGACACCCAAAGAAGAGGAATTTAATAAACAGCTTGATGGTAGATATATGGTTAAAAGTATAACACATTATTTTGATAAAAATCAATCATATGGATGGCAACAGAAATTAGTGTGTATAAAGAATGGGTACAAAGACACTTTTAATAAAAACCTCATACCTGCGTCTAAGAAAAATTTGTAAGGAGAGTCCATGTCAAGAATCGATTTAGCTCACATGCAACTAAAAACCAATAAATTTCACGGTATATATCGTGGGGTGGTGGAAGACAATGTTGACCCTGATATGATGGGGAGATGTCGTATTAGGGTTTGGGGTCTACATGATGACGTTAAAGTTTCTACCCCAGAGGAGGGTATACCTACTGACCAATTACCTTGGGCCGAACCATGTCTTGGTCTTATAGAAGGGTCTGTGAGTGGGTTGGGATGTTTTTCCGTGCCATTACAAGGGTCACATGTTTTTATGTTCTTTGAGGGTGGTAATTGGGGATGTCCGAGGTTTTTCGCAACCGTACCAGGTAGACCTGTTGATGCCCCTGACACATCCAAAGGGTTTAATGATCCTGACGGGGTTTACCCAAAATCCGATAGACTTGATGAACCAGATTATCCTAGACTTTCTCGTGGAGATATTACTGATACAATAATCGAAACTCGGAACAACAATCTTGACACGGGCGTATCACTTGCCGGGGGTGGTAGTTGGGATGAACCACAATCAGCTTATGCGGCTGAATATCCTCAGAATATAGTCATTTCGACTCACGGTGGAATAACCATAGAGATTGATAATACTCTTGATGCCGAAAGGTTACATGTATATCACCCATCAAACACATATATAGAGATAGATGTTGATGGTAATGTTGTGTTTGGGAATGAGGGTGACAGGTTTGAAATTACGAGACAGACACGGAATAAGCATATAATGGTGGATGATAACGAAACTATTGATGGGAATAAAACTTCAAAAGTTGGTAGTGACAGAACATCTCATATTATAAGTAATGATGATTTAACTGTTGGTAGTAACTGGTCTATAAACGTTGGTGGAAATATTAGCATTAGTGCCGGTGGTAATATAACAATGGACTCAGGTGGAAGTACGGAGATATCAGCGGGTAGTTCTTTAAGTGCTTCGGCTAGTAGCACTTTCAGTGCATCGGCTGGTAGCACCGCAACAGTATCAGCGTCTGGACCAGCGACATTAGAAGGTTCTGTTGGTGTTGTTAAAGGAACCGCAAAAACTTTTACGGTGGCATGATATGGGATATGATATTTTACAGGTTGGTGATTCTGGTTCGGGTGTTTGTACGTCACATAAAAGCCCAAAATCCGTTGTAGGGACTATAACAACAGGGATAGATGGTGCTGATAAGGATGGTATTTTGTTGGCAAAGGAAGGATCGGTTGTTAATTTAACATGTGGTCATACAGGGACTTTGATTGCGTCAGAATCCTCTATGAATGTTAGCGGTGATATTTTAGCAAAATTAGGGGACTCATGGGGTCCAGGTTCTGGTGCTACGACAGGGACAATTACATCAACATTAGGTGGAATTTCTGGAGAATAGGTTTACATGCCTATGGTTTTTAAATAAATAAGACAGAGGATGTTTATGTCAAAGATAACATATTGGAAAGACTTTGATAACAACTTTACTAGAAAATCTGGTGGAGATGTTAATACTATGTCGAATATTGAAGCCATTTATAATTCGCTGACCAATATTTTTGAAACACTGAAAGGTGGTAGGCGCATGTTACCGGAGTTTGCTCTACCTTTACATAATATACTATTTGAGCCTATAGATGACATGACCTCACAGGAACTTGGTGAGATGATATTAGCCGCTGTTCATTTATGGGAAACTCGTATAGAGGTTGACAATGTTAATGTTATAGGTAGACCTGATAGAAATTACTATGAAATAAATTTAGAATTTAGAATAGTTAATGACCCTAGTTCTGATACCACAGAGGTATTTACTAGCGTTCTAAGGACAACATAATGAGTGTAAAATTTACCCCGGATTATAGAGATATTGATTACAAGACAATGGTAGCAAGGCTTAAAACCTTGTTATCAAAATTGGATTCTTTTAAGGATTATAATTTTGAAGGTTCTAATATATCAATGCTTATAGAACTTGTCTCATATGTCGGTGATCTCAATACATATTTTACCAATAAATTGGCACAGAACTTACATCCAGAGACTGCAAATGTTTATGAAATAGTCCATTCTTTGGTCAAACAACAGGGTTACAATCCAGTGGGGTATGTTGCTTCTGAATTGACGGTTACGATCAGAGTTTACAGGGTTGCTCTTGATGAGTTTGAGGCTGTATATAATGCTAATGATCAAATATTCATACCACAGTGGTCAATCATTGACACTGGTATAAAGGATGATGTTAATGGTGATAATATTTATTACACTCTTACTGACTCATATAATTATACTGTAACGGATGATGATGTTACGAATGGTTATATTGAATTTGATGTGGTTTTGAAACAAGGGGTTCCCGTAACATCACCTTTAACATACACGGGTTCTGATATAGTTGATAATCAGATTATCCTTCCGTTTAAGCAGTATGATATGGGAACATATCCTTATGATTTTTATACACCATCTATTGAGGTTCGTGTAGGAACTGGTCAGGATAAATGGGTTCGTATCAATGACTTTTTTGATGGTATTTCTGGTCTTTTGGGTGAAAATAATACCTATATGTTTTCATATGACAAATATAGACGATATGTTATAAATTTTTCTAATACGAGAAATATACCTGATGTGTCAGATTCTATTCTAGTTTATCCCATAGAAACGCTAGGTTCTCTTGGTGCTGTTACAGCAAACACATTTTCTGTTGATAGAGATTCAGTAGCTACACATTATATACAAGATAGAGGGATTAGACCGGAAACAACTGATATATTGGGGATTGAAACCCCTTTTATGACGAATTTAAGGACATCAACGGTTATTCCTGTTGATAACTATGTAATATATAATGTATCTGGTTCTTCTGGTGGTTCGGATCCACAAACAATAGATGATCTTAAAATATCAGGATCCTCTGCAGCACAAAATCAACAAAGAAATTGTACGAGATATGATTATAAGGGTAATCTTGAATCTAGAGGGGATGTGATTGTTGCCAATGCTTGGGGTGAACAAGAGGCGAATCCCGGAGCATTATATCTTGAAAACTATAACAAGGCATATATATCAGTTATACCAGCAGAGTGGTCAAATGGTGTTGCTAATAATGTAACGTTGAAACAATTAAGTGGTAGTGATATTGATGCTTATTTTACTGGTGGTGTGAATGTAACATTAGATTTCCCCCTTTCATATAATCCAGTGTGGGTTAATGATATATTATCATATATAGAGCCGAGAAAAATGATAGGTATATATGAGATATTTGTTACTCCCGAGGTGGTTAAATTTAGAATCGATTTTGGTCTTAAAATCAAAAGAACTTACAACTGGATAGAAGTCAAAGAAACAGTTCTTCGTAAATTAGAATATTACTTTTCCCCTGACAATAGAGAGTTTGGTGAGGTTATAGATTTTAGAGAAATAATCAATTATTTATTGGATCCTAGTGTAGCATCTAATACAGATGATTTTATGTTGGTTCGTGGTATAGATAGTTTGGTTATACGAGACATAATGATACATCGTGATCCTGAGTTGGTTGAAAGACTTAATGTTCAGAATGTATGTAATTTTATGGGTGGCAATATGATTGGTCAGTGTAGCAATACAAATTTCAGTGATGAAGCATCATGTAATGCTGCCGGTGAAGCGTGGAGTCTTGTGTGTAGCTTGGTTCCAGACTCAATGTATATTTACCCGGAGAATGAATTGAGTTATTTTCCTCATTATATAGATCTTGGGTATACACATAGCACTAACGATGAAACTTATAATGATCTATTACCCATACAATTAGGGTATAAACAATTTCCGCAGCTTGTTAAAGACTTGTGCGTATTTGTAAACGAAGGATAAGATAATGAATAATTTTTGTGATTCACCTTATTTTCTACTAAAAGATTTTGTACTGGAATTAACAAAGCCTTCAATTACTACAACAAACATTCCGTTGTATGTAAATCTCATACCTGAGATTAGGTTTAATGATATAATTTATGTCGGAAATGTTGATTATTATAATACCAGTAGACCCGGTGATCCTTTAGCAAAATATCCAAATTTCGATGAAGATGTTGATACTGCTAACATATTTGAGAATTCTAATCGTATCAATTGGAATGCTTTTATTGGTGTTAATGGTTTTGTTGGATATCACATTGATGACTTGAGTTTACCGGGTGTTGTGTTTAGAGGTCAAGAAAAATCTCTCATCGTTTCAGGTGGATCTCACATTGATCTTTATGCAAAAACTGATGATAAGTTTGTTGTTGTTAGGCTAAAGCCTTTACATGAGGAGCCTCTTGAAAAAACATATTTCCGTATGGATAAAGTGGAAATAAAAGTTCTGAATTATAATGGAACCTCTGTTAACTATGATTCTGAGTATACAGAAGGATATGAACCGATTTTACCTAATGGGTATCCGTCAGATACTGATGGGGATGATAGCTATGATGGGTCAAGATCATATAGATATCAGACGTATGATTATACGTATACCACAGAATTTGCTACAAATACAGTATTAGAACCGGGAACAGAATTATATTTTAGAAAAGATAGTTACTTTCATGAATGGTTGCGTGATGGGGATAAAGCATCAAAATTTTATAAGGATGCATTTGACGAAGATTTTATTGCGAGAAACTATGTAAACACTGATAAAATGTTTATATATTTCGGCAAGGTCTATAATTCTGATACAGAGAGTGATACAATTCCGAGATATCAAGTTGTTTTTAGTGGGTTAAAGGATTGGATTGCTAGTGCTTTGCCTCCAAACAATCGTAAAGAGTTGTTTATAGAGTTTCTTGATACATATTTTGATATGGTATATGGGGAAGGGTATCAACAACTCAAAGATGTTTGGTCACTTCGTGATGCCATGGAGTGTAATGAAACCTTTTTGAGTTACGTTCCAACATTTTATGGAATAGAAAGATACGATGATATTCCAACATGGTTTACCGATATATACAGAGAATATGCTCGTGATGTTGTATGGTTGCTGAAACGTAAAGGAACCTATGCATCGATGTATATCATTAAAGATCTTTTTTGTAGAAATACCGAAAATAAATTTGATGTATATGAGAGATGGCATGATAAAGATATTCAGATAGATAGTGAACCGTATTCTGGCGATTATCCCATAACAGTTCAAAGTGATAAATGGTCAGTAAAATCAACAGAAAACGGGATAACTACCGTTAATAGTACTCAAAGTACTATAACATTTGATATCCCGACAGGTCAAAGCTCTGTTGTTACTCTCGATAGAAATTTTATTGACAGCAGGGAAAGTTTTAGTCTTAGTACCTCGATGTCTCTTGAGACTGTAATACCTGTCACTGAGTATTCGGTTACAGGAGATCCTCAGATTCAACCCCCAACAAATATAAGGTTTAATTGTATATCCGGTATGTTGTTATGGGATGCTAGTACAACAATAGGTGTTACTTATACGATAGAAAAATCTAATAATAATTTTAGAGAATTTGAAACTGTTGTTGAGGATATAACGGACACCTCGTGGCTTATAGAGAAGTATGCATATGGCGATACGTATGTTCGTATTTTATCAAAAAAAGTTGCTGCGAACACAACAGAAAACAACACTATATCGATGTTACAGGGCAATCCGATATTATATGATTATGATGATGAACGTCTTGGAATATATCTTCATGGCAATGTGGTGTATTCATATCGACCACGATCCCCGGTACCTCAAACAATAAACCCGATAAACAATAATGGTGAGGGTTATATTTATAGTACTGATTATACGGCAACAGAAATTGATGTTGAAATAAATGCCGGTAGTGTTAGTGTTTTACCTTCAAATTCATATCAAGTTGGTGAAGTTTTAAGTTTGAGTGGATCTTCTGGTGGTACAGGGGCTTCTATTATCGTTAATAGTATCAACTCTAATACCGGTGAGATAGTGGGCTATACATTAAATAAAATTGGTTCAAAGGATTATACTGCAAATTCACCTTTTTTATTGAATAGTTCAGTTAGCACAGGAAAAGGTGCCGTTTTCAGGATTGACCATGTTTTGACTAGTTTGTCTTATAATGGGGTTCCATCACAACAGGGAAGTGATTACGGGTCGGGTGGTAACAATATTAATACTTCCGGTGGTAGTGGTGGTGGTCTTACAGTTAACTATCAAACTAATCAACATCAGGGTAAAGTACTAAGAGTATCAGCTTTATCTATTTCAAATGTCGTTCCTTATGATTCAGGTAATCATATTGTAAAGGTCTATAGCGATGCGGCGTTTACTAGTTGGAAAGGACTTAAGGTTTTAGTTAGCATAAGCACCACCAACGTGTGGTCACCTCTTAGTGTAGTTGACTCTGGATCCACCAACACGTATTCTAACAATGAGACTGGATATTTAAACGCTAATGAGTTTGGTGGTAGTGGTAGTCTCCTAGTTAAAATAACGACATCAACCGAAACAGACAGTAATACAACGGGAACTGATGGTGTGGTTCTGACTATGAAACTTTTCGAATCGGCTAAGTCTTATGATATACGAGATGTTGATGGTAAGTCTTATGATGACTATCCAATGCCCGCAGAAGGGTCGAATGTGGTTCCTTGGAGATCTAATGTACCCATTTACTACCCGTATAGTACCGACCTTACCATTGATAATACAAATAATTCTAATATGAAGATAAATTTTAGGATTGTTAATCAAAGAGCGGAAATACAGTATTTAGTTAATACATCAAATCATAAGGATACTTCCTATGATACCACTCATCCGACAAAATACTTTTTATATCCAGATCATTATATAATTACGGGTGATATTTGGGATAATCCCGTTCCGATTGTACTGGTTACTGATACTGTTTCGACATCAACTACGACAACAACTACTAACGAAACCGTTGAGTCGGTTTCGTTAGTAAGTCAACCAAACCAAACACAAGAATTTAATCCCGGTACATATATTGATACCGTATCAGGTGGTAGCGGGACTGGTTTGAGAATTTCATATACTATTGGTTCTGGTCCAATTATTAATAATGTAACGGTAATTGATAGTGGTAGCGGATATAATGTTAATGACTCAGTATATTCAAGTATATCCGGCGGTCCGAGTCCTGTTTATTTTGGAGTGGATTCACTTGTAAGTCAGGTTACAAGTGTTACAGTTGCTTCTTATGGAAATATAGATGATTATAGGACTGGTGACACTTTAACTATTGCGGCTGGTAACAATGATGCTACGTTTTCTATAACTAACGTAACCAAAGGTTCCGTTGATAGCGTTTCAATGACTAATCCCGGTGCAACTTTAAAGTATGATGGTACTGTTACTAACCATACATGGGATTTATATTATCGAAGGGCACTTGATCCCGCAGTTAGTGATAACGGAGGCACTCCAAATAGTTGGACTCGTGGTCCAAGTGTCACTACTTCTGGGTACATTCTTAGTGGTTCTTATGATATAGAAGATCGTAAAACATTGTCTATATCCAATCTATCTTCCGGTCAATATGAATATTATATAAGATATGTCGGACAATCCACAGTACCATTAACTGGTGTGTCTTCGTATATAAACCGTTCAGTTGCCAATGAAGCATTTGTTACTACATTTGGATGGGATAAAATATCCCATCCAGCAGAACAAGCTATTTATAACATAGTAGACAAAACTATAGATGAGATAGTAAGAACCAATGAATCTATGAGTAATGCCTCGACTGTTAATTTCTCTCTACCAACAAAAAAAGCCAATGCTTATTATTATAATAACAATGATGACATTTCTCCCGATAAAAGAGTTGTATTTATATACACCGAAAGTACACTTGCGTTAGTTAAGTATTATAATGAAATTGACAAAATGTGGCATGACGGAGCCAGCGGTGGATTTGTCATAGGAGACAGGGACACGAGAGTTAGACATGGTAATTATGTTTATGTGCAAGGATCCACCCTTGGTAAAAGTATCCACAGATACGATCTTGCCAATGACAGTTGGTTCACTGTAGCAACCAATTTGGATATGTATCAAAATTCTACACTTGTTGTTTATAATATGAATGGTGAGGATTATTTGTATTATTTGAGTAATATTTTTGATAGTAGGATTAATTATATACCGTTAGAGGGAAGTATTGTAGAATACAGTATAGACATGAATATGGACTTGTCATATAAAGACTGTAATGTAATGTTTGCAAAGAACAATAGAATGATTATAACTGGTGGCAATAGTTCGCCTATTCTTAATGTTCCATCTAACATTTATAAAATTAATATAAACCCAAGCGATGATAATGTAGGCGAAACACAAATTGTTGGTGAGGATGATTTGCCTAACGCTTTGATTCCAAGAACTTATTTTACATGGAGTAGAGGTGTAGATGAAACTCTTTCCGTCAAGGCTATTGGAGGAACGTTTGATCCTACAGGTAATAGTCTTGGATACAATCCTTATATTATATCTTTTGATGCTGACGCAGGAACAGGGACATTTCAATCATCAGGTGTTGAATTTAATACCTGTCCTGTATGGACAAGTACATCAACCTCTTCTATTTTAGGGTTTTTTATCAGCGCAACTAACTATAAAGGGGTTCCTGTAGACATTATCAAGGCGACTTTGGAGGTTTCCACCCCAACTATTTCGAATACAGGTGGTGGTATATGGAATGTTGAATTTACTTCTGACGCTACTATTGATGGTGCGCCTAGAACTTTTCGACAAGAAATTCAGTATAACCCACAATCAAGTCCAATAGAAACCATAACACCATCTGTTATATATGATTCTCTTAGAAGTAATATTAAAATAAGTTTTAATGGTGATGATACTCCTGATATAGATACTTTTGTTAGAGGTGATATAGGAAATAAATGGAGTTTGAGATATTCAGCAAACAACCCATCATTTGGTAGGATATTATTTAAAGTTAATGGTTTACATGTGGATTATGGATATTTCGGGGATTATACGATATTAAATAGTATAAATGATTTTGTTGATTATGAGTACACCGGTTTTTATAATCACAACGCTCCTGTGAGATACTATCCTCGCAATGCGGTCGAAGAATATCCGAATGAAAGGTTTAATGTTTATAACAATGGTGCCGTATTTTCCGTAAAACTGGATGATCCTAATAATAGAATATATTTCAAATTAAAGACATTTGATACTAATATAGGATCGTCTGTAGATGTTGTGTTTGAGTATGAAGTGTATCAGTCAAGTTTTGGTTCTGTGAGGAGTGTGTCACTTACAGGTGATGATTTAGACATTGTAAATGGTCGTATTATAGAAACATTTGACTTTGATAACGCTGAGGAGAGAACTTGGTCTTCGAATGGTGGTCTTATGAGAATTACCGTTTATGGTGACGGGGAATCAGAGGCAGAATATTATCACGGATTTACTGATCTTACCGAAAAAGTTCTTGTTCGGGTGAAAGTTATAAGTGTGGAAAGTGTTGGAACTGGTGATGTCAGAATGTCTATTGGTGATAGATGGTCTGTTGACGATGATAATGTTGTTTTGAAAAATACTGATATTCAAGATGAATATTTTTTCTCTACAAATATATTAAGTGATTTCACAAAGGACTATACAGTTGAAAGTATTATAGCTGATTTAGGATATCCTGATTGGGTTACCGGTTATCCTGATGGTTATATAAGCTCAACCAATGAAAGACTTTCTACGATGTATAGGGCAAGGTTGGGATTAAACCATCAACCACTGTCGGCATTAAAAATCATGCCAAAACAGATCGCTGATAATTTATATAGAAATTGGGAAATGACACGACCAGTTAATAGACAAGCTATATATGAATTTTTCTATGAACCGTCAACTGATTTGTTGAGTAAATATTATTCTATTTACACCGGTGAATATGCGGGTCAATCATTATCAAAAGTTATCGATAACGTAAAGTTTGATGATGATAATTATATCCATATACAAGGTGATGTATCATCTTCGTGGAGGGTTAAACATAACCTTGACAGTGAGGTTATAGTACATGCTATGGATGAGAATCAGATCGAAATTGTCCCTGAGTCTATAGTATGGGTTTCTTCTAATGTAATTAATATCAATTTCTCTGAAAGTATTCAGGGTATTGCGGTTGTAACAAAAGCTAAAAGTTGTGCTTATTTAAACTCAACTTATAGAATGTTTCATGGATTTGGTCGAAATGAAGTTTTTGTTCAGATAAGAAACAACACGACTAATGAAATAGATACTCCTTCAACCATAAACACTGTTACCAAGAATTTTGTGTATATACCTGAGATGGATGAGGGTGAAAGTTATGCATATCTTAGTAGGAAGGGTTTTGCTCAAACAACGGTTGATTTTGTCGACACAAAACCTTCGAGTACCTTCGTTGGAATTGTTCCTGGTGTTTATTCGGTGACCGTAAATGGATCTAGCGGAACTGGAATGCAGATAGATATTACATATTCCGGTGGAAAGATAGTATCAACGGTTATTGTAAATGAAGGAATTGGTTGGGTTGAGGGCGAAGAGGTTGTGGTTAATTATGACGACCTTGTTGGTTCTGGTGCAACATCAGGGAGCGTGACATATAAGGTTACTCTCGTGAACACTCATGAAGGTTTACCTGTTGATGCATCTATATGGACGTTCCCTTATGGATGCAGGGAGGGCGGTTCTTGTTCCATTGGTGATCATGGAACTAGAGGCGAATGTGAGAGTTCAGGTGGTGTGTGGACATCAAACGGCGAATGGTATTGGGATATATACCATGGATACAGTGAAAACCTTTTCATGGTCGATTGTTATGACTCTTCTAATGAAAAGATAGTACCATTAAATGTAGATATGAGTCCGTTGGATGAGAACACTAATCCTTATATAATTGTAACATTTAGTGAGGATATATCGGGTTTTGCTGCCATATGGCATGTTGGTAATCTTAATTCGTTTGCAGGTTTGATACCAAGATCCCCTGACGGGTCACTTTTACCTTTGGAGTGGAGAATTACTATCAGCGATGGTAGTAAAATTATATCATCATTTAAAGAAAATTCTGAATACGAAAGCAGATATAGATATAGTAAGATTCCTGTTGAATTTTGGGATGGTGATTTGAATAATAAAAACTTTGTGTATGGTGACACTGATTTTCAGGAAGAGGATGAATTTTGGTATTATTACACATTTACAGTAACAGATGAAGCTCTATCTCTTTTAAATGTCAGTGAATATGATATCCTTGACATAGAACTTATAAATACTGATATACCTCGTATTGATAAACAACAAGTTGCTGTCAGTAGGGTTAGCGGTATATATAAACCTTCTGGGGTTAACTTTGTATGTAGATTTAAAGTATGGAGAAACCCTTATGGGTTTGATTCAGCATTACAAGACCATTTGGATATCAATCTTCTTGATAACAATGAAGGATTCTTGTATATATAACGGAGGAAAGAATGCCCAAATTTTATACATTTAATGCGCCAGAAATAGGTTCTATTACAGGTGCAGAAATATTCACGATATATCAGGAGTATGATACTAAATCCGTCACATTGCAGCAGGTGTGGAATGAAATGCCATCACAGCCAATGTCTCTGTATAACTTAGATGATACTGAGTATTCACTCAAAACATGGAAAGATGTTACAGATCAGAGTACATATTGGCCTGTTATAACTGATGGTGTATGGAACGGGACTTATTATGAGCCTAGAGATCTTGGTGACGGTGGATGGTCGGACCTGTATATAAGAACGGGTGATTCTACTTGGGTTAAAGGTTTCAGACCAACACATGTAAGAATTACCCTTGGTGTGGATCCCGGCGATATTTATTTTCGTGTATATAATCCAAACCTTGATTATATTGTTGATGTTGATCCTTCTTTTGATAATATATTAGAGTCAGGTAAATCTTATAAAATAGGTTATCTGAATGGAATGGATATAGAAAGAATACGTATAGTGTCAGATACTGATAAATATTTTACCGTCGAGAAGATTGAATTTTTATATGGTAATACCGGAGAAGAAATAGAACATTTAAGTTGTCTTGTATATGATTATGATTCACAGAAATGGATTAATAATAACAATGTTTTTGAATTTCATCACGTAGAGGCAACACAGTTAACAGGAAGTCCAAAAATAACATGGAGAGATATATGGGAAGAAGGTGATGATGGTCCTGATGTTAATTTTCTCGAAATGTATCGTCCAAGGAATGAATTAAGCTATGATAGCGAGGATACGTGTATAGAAATTGGACCTCAGGGACCATACATATTTCGTAATTTCGAATACGAAACTGGTTTTACCATAGAGCAGCATAGATCATATGAGAATCTTCTTGTATTACGCCATGTATATCCTAATACATACAGTCAAGGTGATTTTATTGTATGTAACAAGGCGATAAACGAATTTGCCAATGTGAGAGTTTTTAATATTGACCGAGATGGTATAGTCTATGCTAATGGTTATAATTATAGTGGCGGGGTCACGACAAATTTAGGAACCATAAGTGGCTCATGGAATATTGACATGTCAGGTTTTAATGAGAGATGGTTTAAGGCAATAACAGGATCATCAATGACATTTACTATTACCAATCCTCCGGATGATGCGATGTCTTTGATATTTGATTTAAAAACCACTGCGGATATAACAGTGACTTTTATAGATTCTCAACCGTCAGAGTTCATGTTGAGTTCGGATCTAATATATCGTTTTACTGTAACAATGTACGATGATGGGTCATGGCCTTCTTATTGGGTTCGGTGTGATGAACTTGGCAGTGATAATAATGGAGGTGTTACTAGAGATGTTTCTAATATTATTGCTACCGGTGATGAACAGGGTGTATTTGTACAACCAGCCATGAGTTCGAGTATATCGGATGTTGACGTGTGGGTCAATGGAATCAAATTGGTTCGATCATTGGAACATACCTCGGATGGAACTTTTATCAATATACTTAACCCTGCGATTTTGGCTGGAGATGATGTTGAAATTATAGTTTGGAATGGAACTCCAATAAGTGGAAGGTGGGAACCATACTTTGATAACACGTTCTGGGTACCTTCATGGGATTCTTCAGCGTCATGGTCAGTTGCACAGTCAGCTTGGGAGTTTGGTCTCGTAACGTATGTCAATGGATACGGAATAATCCTCAACGCAATCGGTTCATGGTCAACTGAGTTGAGACCTACTGCCATGAGATTTAGTGTAAGTCAGGATATTGATAATTTTATTTTAAAGGATAAGTGGGGTGTTGATATCGTAAACGTTATCGGTCCCTTTAGTGCAAATACGTTACATGAAATACCTATAACAGGTCAAACAGCAGCCATTGATCAGATAGTGTTTGAACAAGCTGCCGCTATATGGCCAAGTTATTTTACATCGTTTGAGTTATATGTATCCTATTGATGTTCATATACTAACGCTTCCCGGTGAAGACAAAAGATTGTTTGATATTTGTCTGGACTCATTAAAAAACGAGCCAGTAAATATTCACATATGTGAAGGTATTGTTGGTTGTACTGGAACAGCAAGAGCAAATGCGTTTTTAAAGGGAACAGCAAAATATGTGTCGTTTGTTGATCCCGATGACTACATTGAACCGGGTATATTTGATAAATGTCTTGAAGTATTAGAATCAAAAAACTGTAATGTATACACAACTGAAAATTATGTTGATGATGGCGGTAACTTTTTAATGGTTGGACCACAATCAACACATCCTTGGTCTTATACATCGATGAGACGAATGTATGTGTTGGTTCACCATCTTGTAGTGTATCAAAGGGTGGTAGTTGAAAAACATCTTCATTGGATTAGAGGTGTATCTTCATTATCGGAATATATGTTAAACCTTCTATGTTCTTTGGATGTACCATTTGAGCATATTAACGAAGTTGGTTATTATTGGAGACAATTAAATAAGGATCGCTCATTAAGAAACCTGAGTAATTCACATGAAAATATTTCTCGTATCTGTAAATACATAAAGGAACAGAGATAGAGTGTTATATAAACCAAAAACAATGGAGTAACAAATGGCCGAGAGAAAACCAGCAAAAAAATATAGATAAATTGAGATTAGAAGCGGGTGAAGAACAAATTTTGACATCAGATTTTACCCAATTTGAACCTTTAACATCATACAAGCTTGGGTCATCAACTTTTGCTGTTGATATGACGAGTAGTGACTGGCCTTTACTTGGCAAAGGTATTGTTAACACAAGTAAGGCATCTGATATTTATGGAACTCAGCAATATCAACCAAAAGCTACAAATTATATATACACGAGACGATGGGATGAAACACCGCCTTCCCCGAGTGATGATTTTAATAGTGTTTCTCTTGATACTGATGTGTGGAATCTTGTGAGTGGTAATATAAGTCTTGTTACCTACCCCGGTAATTTGGCGTTTGAATGGAATGCTAATGTGTCTTCGAAATGGAGTATATCCAGTGCATTGTCATGGGGGGGTTGATATAGGAGTAGATTTCCCATCACCTTTAACAGGAGGTAATTCGATTGCCCTTATATTTCAATTTTCGGGGGGTTCTATTGCGGGATTTCAGTTCGGAGCGTCTGGTGGTCTTGGAACCATATATGGTGGTGTCTCATGGGCATATCACGGCATCGATTTTGGTCCACAGACACTATCCATAAGAAGGGCTGAAAACACTATATCATTGTATAAAAATGATGTTCTTTTAAGACAGGGTGTTAGTGGGTTTCATGGTCAAGATGTGGTAAAATTTTATATATCTGTTAGTGGGTTTGCTCCAACCAAAATTGACCATGTAACAGTTGTTGATGGTTTGGTTACCGGGCTTATCGGGACGGCTCATTGGTCGCCGTGGTTTGAACAGCTTGATGCACAATCCCAATCGGATGCAAACCAAAGTCAGATAGATGTTGCTCTACTTACACACGAAACAAATAAACATGCTACCGGTGTGACCGGATCATTTACCACTACTGACGGAAAAACTGTAACAATTACCGACGGAATGGTAACCAGTATAGTTTAAATGATAAATAGATATAGACTAAAAACAATGGAGTAACAAATGGCTAGAAAACATTATTGGCAGTTTCTTGTTACAGATGAGGGTGTTCCAGTTGAAAATGCACAGATATCGGTATATCTTGCAGGAACCAATGACCCCGTGTGGATTTACACAGATGAATTTAGTATTAGGGGTACTGCTATAGTACCACAAACAATATCAAGTCTTAAGGGTTATTTTGAGTTTTGGATTGCTGACGAGTCTGATACCTCACATGGGTATGATATATCAACAAAGTTTAAGATTGCTTGGTCTGCCACAGGAGTATCAAGTGGTTACATTGACCATGTTGACATATTTTCAACTTTTATCCAAAAAGTTGATGTTACTGATGATAGTGATTTAATTAACAAGATGATTTCTAATTCCTTAGCTAAAGGATGGGAGAGTCATAAAAACTCTGTTATAGTTGACGGTGAAATTCATGGTATTTCTAGTGTTAACACTGATAGCTCAGATGACGTTATAAATAAATTGATATCAAACTATCAAGGTCATACATGGGAATTACATTCAAGAACTATGTATAATGGTGATGTATCGACTGCTATTTCACCTAATTTACCAACATCCGTACATGGCATAGAACAAGTAGATTTATCTGACACGGTATCAATAACAAAAAATAAATTAGTTTCCAATCAAATGGCTCGGTTATGGAATGACCACGCGAATGATGTAACTGTTAATCCACACCCACAATATGTTGCTATAGATGGATCTACCTCATTTACAGAACCAGTTGGATATGCTGACAGTAGTATCATCTATTCTGCATCACCTGATGATTTTGTCACACTATCATATGTAGATAATAAAAGATATGTAGAATATATACCATCATTGTCGTTTATGTATGATGCTATAACTAAATCATATTACTATGATATAGTTCATGGTACAAACACTCAATGTCCCATCATCCAATGTTGGGATAATAGCACATCATATAGTATTGTCCCTGTTGGATACAAATGTATTAACGATGATACTGTTAGAGTTTTTATGTATACAAATACTATATCTTTGTTGGTGAGGGTTATAACGTAATGAGACTCTATAAGTACCTTTCAATATCATCCGATGACGAAACGAGCGCCTTTCGATCACTAAATATTGATTTGGTTGATGAAGATACAGGTAATGTTGACCTTGTTAGGGTTGTTGCTAGTAGATACGGTCTTGATGTTGTCACTCTCAGTTTACTAGAAAGAGCTAATAAAGAGTTGAAGAAGATGTATAGAGGTAAGTTTAAATTTGATTTTTGTCTTGAGGATCAAGGATTTAATCCAGAAAACATAAACATAGATAAAAGAAAGGCGAGGCAGATAAAAGAAAAGTGGTTTAAGTTTAATAATGAATTGTCTGAGATACAGATGAATTTGGAAAAAAGTTTACAAAAGTGATATATAATGATACTATATGTGGTATTAAATATCATATATGGAGGAATATATGCCAGAAGGAACAGTTTCAGATGAAACATCTCATTATGTGAGGAATAAAGATCTCATACCTGAGATTAAGGAATTTAATAAATCAGGCAGAATATCAGAAGAATTAGGAAGAATGTTACTTTTGATAGCTAAAAATCTTTCCAATAAAGGTAATTTTATAAACTATACTTGGAAGGATGATATGATACAAGAAGCGGTATTAACCTGTTGTAAATATTTAAAGAACTTTGATTTAGAAGTATCAAACAATCCGTTTGCTTATATTACAACAATTTGTAGTCACGCATTTGTGAACTACATTAATAAACAAAAAAGACACAGTGATATAAAGGATACATTGTTTCATAATCGTATGGACATGGATGATGAATCATCCTCTTATAGATATAAGGCAATTGATTACACTGTAATGTCGGATGATATAAAGAAGAAAAAGAATTCCAAGTGATGATCTCGGAGGAAAAAATTAATGGCCGTTAACAGAATTTATGGCGCTATTTCAATAACAAACAACCCTACAGGACTGACAACCAATCCAGAAAACGGTTCATTGAAGGGTATTAGTAAGGATATAATTTCCGATGGTGATATGGCTGTGGTTAGGGATATCACCGGAGAATCCATTCATTTCTATACGTATGATGAATCTTCTAGCGCCATGGATGATAACGTTAAAGTCGTAAAACCGGAAGGCGGATCTGTTGGAAGGTGGTTAGTAACCTCGCCTAAGTATTTTGCTGAAAACATAATTGTTGACAGCGACAAGATGGTTCTTGTTAATAAAATAGCTCCTAATGGATCAAATCTTGTATTAAGTTATAACGGTACGTCTATTGATCTATCTATAGGATCATCTAACATAACCATAACAAAACCGCTAATAACAGATAAACAAATAACATCCACGGTCGTTGATGGTACTCCTGCATTTATTATATCAAGTTCTACTATGATCCCCAATTTAAGGGCTGAATATATAGGAAATACTTTACATAGTAATGTGTGGACTAAAGATGCATCTATTGCAGTTACAGGTGTTCCGGTTCTTGATGGTACATTAGATTCAATAACATCCATAACAAACGCAAGACATTTAACAACAAAAGATTATGTTGATAATAAAATTTCCATTGTTAACTCTTCTTTTACAAAAGTACATAACAATCTTACAGGTCTAACTACAGGTGACCCTCATACCCAATATATGTTGGTAGATGGGTCAAGACCATTCAATAATAATATTAATTTCCCTAGAGTAAGCACGGATCTGGTAAACCCCATTAATACATATGATCTTGTTCATAAGAAATATGTTGATGATAGGATTACTCTCATATCACAGGGAGATCTTTTTGTTACTGTTGACGGAAGTAGCATAGTAACCGCACCGATTTTATACGATGGTGCTGTTGATTTTTCTGCTTTGGATGCCCAAGATCAAGCCTTTGCTTCTGTTGATTATGTAAAGCAATCGTTTATCAATCATAATACCGGAATCACTCATACAGAGTACCTTATAAACAGTAGTAATGATACTATTGATGGTCATTTGTCCACGACACAGGCAGTAACTACAGCATCTAATCAATATATTACTAGAGGTGAGATTGATGCTTTCTTACGTGGAGTTTATAAAAACACTTACATGTCAGATTATTATATTGATATTGGTTCTGTTGTATATAATTCAAATATTGTAAGAAAAGATAGACCACGATCTGATAGTAATTATACATTCTCAAAGTTAGAATCATCAGGTTTAAATCTTGTGAGCTATGAATATCTTAGATCAAAAATATATAACATATTACAAGGAAGTCCTGATGTAATCATAGGTGATGTTTTACGTTCTACCCTTATTAGCGGTAGTGATGGATACCTTAATGGTTCTGATGTAACTGTTCGTGGTGGCAGTGGAACTGGTATGGTTATTAATATAACCACTGACGGATCTGGAACTATAACAAGCTATAATATTGTTGATAGTGGAATGAATTATGTTGAACTTGATACTGTATATGTAAATGGTACAAGTGGTGGATATGTTGTGGGGGATATCGTATCGGTTGATTCTTCGTTAAATGGCATTGGTGGTGAATTACGGGTAACAGAGGTTGATTCTTATGGAAAAGTTATACAAGTTTCTGTATCCTTGTCAGGAAGTGGATATCAAGATGAAACGTGTACAACAACAGCTATACAGGGTCAAGGAACGGGTCTGACTGTTGATATAGTTGAAATTACGGTAGATGGACTTCTGTCGACACCAGAGGTAAGTATAAATCAATCAGGTGATGGTGACGGGAGATATAAAGTTGGTGACACAGTACGTTTGGTTGGTGGTAACAATGATACCGTTATAACTATTGATACTGTATTAGAATCAGGAGAAGTTACCGATTTTACAGTTACGAATGGTGGCACAGGTGGTATCTCCACAGGAACATACACAACTACATCGTTGTCAGGCGATGGTTTGGGTTTGACCTTTGATGTTGTTGATGGCGGGGACGGCATAGTTCAACAAGGTGAAATTAATATAAATGTACCCGGAACTGTACACGCATCGATACGACTGGACGAAACGGTTCGTGGTGCTTATCATTCATATCTCATTGGTAGTGGTGTGGGTGATGATCATACTCAATATATGCATATTGATTGTAGAAGAGGTTTTGATAATTCATTAAATTATCCACGAGTCAATAATAGTAGTATAGAACCAACACAGCCGGGAGATCTCATAACTAAAAGTTATTTTGATAGTCGGGCGGGTTTATCTCAGAAATACCCTCATTACTATTTTACACAGAATGTTGATACCTCTAATGACGAATCTAAAGAAAAGGTTAGAAAGGATTATGTTGATAGATATGTAGGATTATCCCTTGTATCTCCCACAGACAAACATTTTGACTATCTGTCAGAATCTTTTGTTGGTAATGGATGGGTTGGGGCATTGGATTCAACTTATAATGATGGTTCTGATAATGGTATCATTATAACAAATAACTTCAAAAATTATGGAACAATTGTTAATTTTAATTTGATCAATGGTGGTAGTAATTTATTATCTATTAGTGCTGAACTAGATAGAATACCTTTAAATTATCCAAGAAGTATTGGTGATTCTTCAACTTCGAGTGCCGAGGGTAGTGGCTTGTCCGTTGATACTACAATATCCGATGGATATGTTACCTATGTATCACTTACGTATGGGGGTACGTCATACACTACTAACGGTTCTGGAGTATCAACGACAAGTTCTGGGTCTGGAATGGGTCTTTTGGTTTCGATTGAAAGTGATGGGAATTCTGTCACGAAAGTTACCGTGGATTCGGGAGGTTCAGGATATGTCACGGACGATGTTGTTTCTATATCAGGATCAGGTAATGGTGATGCAACTTTAGTGGTACAGTCAGTTTCGGATGGGGTTGTGACTGGTGTATCTATTAATGATGGTGGTGTTGATTATTCAGTTAATGATGTATTATCCATAGGAAATGTTGTAGGTTATAAAAATGGGGACACTGTAACTGTTGATGGAGGTACTACATTAGCATCTATTACTATAACAGGGGTTACCCCTTATGGTGATGTATTAACATTTACGGTTACGGATGGTGGTACAGGATATTCTATGGGAACAGATATATCAACAACAACTACTTCGGGTTTAGGTATTGGATTAACTTTTGATATAAATCCAATTGATGGTATTTTAAGTACCGGTAGAGTTACTTTATCTAATAAAGGTACGTTAACAAAGTGCTTGGCTAGAGTTACATCGGCTGATGTTAACGGTACTGTTTCATCTTTGTCAATTATTCATGGTGGATCTGGTTATGCTTCACTGACAGAAGAAACAACAACTGGTATTGGCTATCCAACAATGGATATTTCAGGTATAAATGTTAATCGAACAGAAACAAGTGTTGTTTTAGATGAATCAGGTGGAGGAGGAACAACTCTTGGTATAGTTCCGAGAATTATTGGTTCGATACAATTTGTATCTATAATTAATAGTGGTTATGGTTATCAGGTTGGTGATACAATTGATTGGTCAGGTGATGGTTCTTATGGTACATGGAAAGTTTCTGGTGTTGGACCAGAAGGTCAGATATCGAAAGTATCAAGGCTATATTCTTCCGTATCTCAATGGTCAACCATTTCCATGAGAAGCATATCAACGACAAATGGTTATGGTGCCGTGGTAAAACCATACCTTGTTGGGTCAATTTCTGATTTTATATTAGAAGGAGGTTCCGGTTATGTGGCTAACAATTTTACTTATGATCCAACTAACTCAACAAATGATGGGTTCTTTTGGTCTGGTTATGGAACCGCCGCAGGTGATACTAATTCAACTTCTACTAACTTTACGTTCCTTAACCAGCGAGATGAAAGGTTGGAGATTGGTCATTATGGCTCAGGTACTCTTGAGTCGAATGTCGGAGGAAGTGGTAGTTTCACTGTACCAGCAAGTTCGTCTATAACCGGAGTTCAATTTGATACATATGGTCATATAACAAACATATTAACCGGAATAACAACTATATCAGAATCTTGGTCTAAACAAACCAGTGATTTCGTATCCTCATTCGGATATGCGTATTTTGTTGATACCAGTTCTGGTGCTATTACTGTTCAGTTGCCAGATACCGTTTCAGGTACAATCTTACCATCTATAGGGGATATTTTAATAATTGATGATTATAAAGGCTCATCATCTGTTAATAATATAAAGATTCGAGCGCATGATAATGATGGAGGATCTAATAATATAATTATTGAGGGGGTGTCGTCTCAAGATTTAATTTTAGATGTTGATGGTGCTAAATTAACAATGATTTATGTTGATGCTGTTTATGGATGGAGATATAAAATATCATAAAAAATAAATGATTTAGTTATATTCACATATAAATACATTTATGGTATTATTTTGTAAATAAAGAATCGGGAGATATTTAAGTTTTGAAGTCATTAACAGTTGAATATGTTATAACAGAACAATGCAATCTTAATTGTGAATATTGCTATATGAAAAATAGTAATACATATATGGATCTCGAAGGAACCCTTCATTTTATCGAAAATGTCCATAAATTAATGGAAGTATATGGTAGTGATAAATACAATATATCATATTTTGGCGGAGAGCCTTTAATGAATTGGGGGTTGATTGAAAAGTCAGCCCCTTTATTCAAACAAGACCCTAGATGTGAACATCAGATAATAATAAGCAACGGTCTTCTTCTTGATGAAAATAAAATAAATTTCATAAAAGAAAATGAGATTGGATTTTCTTTCTCCTTTGATGGATTGTGGCAGAATAAAAATCGTCCACATGTATCACACGAGGATGTGTTTTCATTATATATGAAAAAAATTCCCCTTGTAAAAAAACTTGTCGGTAATGGTGGGGGTAAAGTTATGGTATCCCCTAGTAATATTGATACAATGACAGAAAATTTTGAATTTTTTGTAAACGAAATTGGAGCTTATTTTCCAGATTTCAGTCTAGTTCGAGATGATATTTGGAGTGAGGATGATGTAAAAAGGTTCAAGGTTGAGAGCCGGAGACTTGCTGATAGAATTGTAAAATATTACGAAGACGGTAAGGCGGTTTTTGTTGGGTTTTTTGGATTACATCTCATCGATTCTATATTAGGTTATAATAAAGGTAAAAGACCTTTTGGGTGTTTTGCGGGATGTTCTGGTGTTGGTTATATGCCAGACAAACAATTTTATTTATGTGCCAGATACGGATCAGGTGATTCTGATAAAAGTGGTCTTATAATGGATGTTAATGGTAATTTAAATCATGATTTGATTAATAAATATTTAGATCCAAATATTCATAACCCTAAATGTTACGAGGAATGCAAGGCATGTGATCTGTATAAATTTTGTAATGCTGGTTGTACTTATTCACAGACACGTGAAGATGAACAAGGTAATATAACAGCAAAACCAGTAAAAAATGTATGTGAATTATATCATATTATACAAGATGATGTATTTTATTTACACGATAAATTAAAAGATAATAAGTTATATATTGATTGTATGGTGAATCGTTATGGTAAATACTTTTAAGGAGAAAATGCAATGAGTGTAAAAAATATGTCAGAAGTTGTTAGAAAAATGATGGATATTGTTAATTTAATGGAAGAATGCCCTAGTACTCCCGAAAAGGATGCTATTGTAAACTCCATGCTTAAATTATCATCCATGGTATTGAATAATTTGATGAATGGAAAATCGCCGATGAAGAATGATGGGAAGTGTGATAATCCTGATTGTAAGTGTGGTGGCAAAAACAATCAAGACGGTAATGGGTGTAATGGTCATACAAGTCAAGGTGGTAATCTTAGGTCTAATAATATATTACCTTCTGTTGATTTAAATTCTACGATAGAGAAAATAAGAGAAGAAATTAAAAATAGTAAAAATGAAAAAGACTAATATTATATATTTGACGACAAGATGTAACCTTGGATGTGAGTATTGTTACGAGTCAAGAAAAAATCAGATACAGAGTGATGTCACGAAGGATCAAATTGATGAGTTTATATCTGAGATAGAAGTTCGTGAATCAGAATACAATCAACACACGGTTGTTATTATGGGTGGTGAGCCAACTATAGTTCCCGATATGGTTGAGTATATAGCAGAAAAAATGATTTCTTCTAAAAAAACATTTAATGTTCATATGAACACTAACGGTATATTATTGGATAATGATGACTACAGGAATAAATTTTATGACTTGATTGAAAGATCTTCTGATAATGGTGTTAGTTGGCTAGTTTTGGTTAGTTATGATTGGAAAAATAACAACAAGAGGAAATTTAAAAGCGGTGAAACGTCTACTCATATAGTGGAGAGTACTTTACGTAAACTTAGTAATGAGGATAGACAGTTCGGTATATCATGCACTGTTTCATATGATAACTGTGAAGAACTTATGGACTATAGCATTAATATATTAGAAAGATATAAAATTGTTAGATTGGTTTTTTCTTGGAATTACCAGAATATATCGAATCATATAGGACCTGGTTATATAAAACAGTTACAAGAGTATTATGATCCGTATATGGCTGAATTACAAAGAATGTACGATGTTAATATCTGTGGTTTTAATGGAAAAACGTGTTTTGAATGTGGAAATTGTGCAGGAATAGATTATGATGGTAATTTATATTTAAGCCCAACAAAGGGTATATTGATAGAACCATCTACAACTTTCAAAGAGTTTGATAGATTTTAGGAACAATAAGGATTATGGATGAGAATATTTCATATAGATATAAATTCGACAAGACAATGTAATTTAAGATGTAAGTATTGCTATGAGGCTAATAATAGTCTTATGGAGAATGAGTCATATAAAGATCCTGAAAACTTCATCAAGTTCTGTAAAGATTTCATGGAGTCCGATTTCTTTAAGAGTAATTATGATGCAATTAAAGTAAATTTTTGGGGCGGAGAGCCTTCACTTAACAAAGAATTATTTAACCATTTAATGGATGAGTTCTTAGAAGATAATAGAGTTATCTTTTTTATGTTTTCTAATGGATTTTATATAGATGATTATTACATAAATTTATTTAAAATGTTACAGAAGATAAAAATTAATAGCGAACCTAAATTTGTCATGCAGGTCAGTTATGATGGTGAAATTATTCATGACATAGATAGGGTTGATGTTAAGGGTAAAGGTTCTTCTGAGAAGGTTAGACAAACTCTACAGAAGCTTATTGATAACAATATATATTATGTTATGAAAAGTACTATATCCCCTAAAAACTTTAAACACTTGTATGAAGCATATCTTGATGTAAGTAAATTTTTACCCCAAGGACGTAGCTACTTTCCGACGATAGATTTGCATCTTTCTTATGAGGAAGGTGATGATAGTTATAAACAACATGGTCAAGATTTATATGAGCAATTGATAAAAATATCATCATACCAAAAACAAAACGGATTGGATAATTTTGTGTTTTTCTTTCCCAATAAAGCATTGTGTGCTGCCGGTGTTAGTATGATAGCAGTGGATATTAATGGTAATATATTACCATGTCATGGGGCTTTATATACCAATTATGATGAACATCTTATTGGTAATGTTTCGGACGAGGATGCTATTGATAAAGTTATAAATAGTTCAAATTGGTTTAAAGACTTCTATACAAACGTTCCAGAAGAATGTAAAGGATGTACAAATAAGTTTTGTTTGAAGTGTAATGTTGTGAAGTATGAGCATAGTGAGAAAGATAAATATGAGGAAAAATGGACTGATCATACCTGTCAACCTTATCAATGTTATTTTTTTGATATAATAGATTTGGTTAGTAGGGCACATAGAATGGTTAGTTAAGGAATTTAATTATGGCATGTAATGGGCATGTAAGTAGTACGGGTTGTCATGGTCATACCCTAACGGGGTGTGTAGGTCACATTAACTCATGTGGTGGTCATTCTGGATATTATCCATCAAGGGCTGTTGCATTTACTAATAATGTAGCGGATTCTGGTGATATCATAGACTATGAGAATGAACTTAATGAATTAAGAGATGAACTGAATTATGAGGCGTCTAGGAGAGGATTAACTAATCTATTAATTCCCGTATTTGATCAACCAGTGGATGCACTTGAAATAAGAACCATGAGAGATACTTATGTGAGTATAACAGGGAACTGTGCAGATACCCCTATAAGTGATGCAGACATTGTAACAGGTGAACTAATACGTCCAATTACAGTAGAATCCATGTTAGAAGGATTTATCGATTGGGCATCTAATTGTACGTGTAACTGTAACTACTCTTGTACGTGTAACTGTAACTACTCTTGTACGTGTAACTGTAACTACTCTTGTACGTGTAACTGTAACTATTGTGCATGTGATTGTGATTATTGTACATGTCAGTGTGCTTATGCTTGTACTTGTGATTGTAATTATGCTTGTACATGTGAGTGTAACTATTGTGCATGTGATTGTAATTATGTTTGTACTTGTGATTGTAATTATGCTTGTACATGTCAGTGTGATAATGAGTGTAATTGTGATTGTAATTATGCTTGTACATGTCAGTGTGATTATGCTTGTACCTGCGATTGTAATCATGACTGTATTTGCGATTGTAATCATGCTTCATGTAGTTGTGATTATGCTTGTACCTGCGATTGTAATCATGACTGTATTTGCGATTGTAATCATGACTGTATTTGCGATTGTAATCATGCCTGTATTTGCGATTGTAATCATGCCTGTATTTGCGATTGTAATCATGCCTGTATTTGCGATTGTAATCATGCCTGTATTTGCGATTGTAATCATGCCTGTATTTGCGATTGTGCTTATGCTTGTACTTGTGATTGTAATCATGCCTGTATTTGTGATTGTTATTATGTAACATCGTATGTTCCTAGTGGATGTTATAGTCACAAAAATTAATAGGAGGTTAAAAAATGTTGGCTGTTAAGATATTTCCTTTAGATGAAAAGAAAGCTAGAATAACAGGTTCTGGTGATATACCAGAAGGGAGCAGTGATCCTACAGTGTATATAGGTGTTTCAGATGAAGTGTATAAATTTGTATGTGATAACATCGAAGAACATATATTAATCTGTCCTAGAAACGTGGAAGAATTGAAAGTGGATATGATAGAGGTTAAGGCTGCCAATATTCTAATAGAGTTAAAACATACAGCTGTAAAGGCATACAAAAATTTCCATTTGGGTAGAGTTATGGATCCAGAATTTCTCATTACATTTATAGATTATACCATGTTGAATAATAAATTTTGTTCACATGGGTTTTTTATAACACAGGATAATAAAGAAGAGATGTATCTTGACATACTGAATACCGGTGATATGTCACTTATAGAATCATTGGAGCGATACCTTAATGTTTCTGATAAAATATGTGAGTATTGGTGCCATACGGATAATTTAATTAAATTCAAAGAAGAAATTTATAATGCCGAAAGTAGGGAAGAATTGGAAGAGATATATAAAAGGTATTGTTACGGTCAAAGTTTCATTAAGTAATTAAATGTTTAGCGATAAAAACATTATATTATTCGGTTTGGTATTAGATGCCGAATCTAACATTACTCCAATGGGGTCATTATATGACGCATTGGAGTATTTTATGTTTATATATAAGCATAACAAAGATGTACATCTCATCTTTAATATAATTAAGATTAATCGGTATGTTAAGGATGTAAAAATAGAAAGTATAAAGAATGAAATAGTAAAAATAATCAATGGTAAATATGACATAAGCGATTACTCATTTATGGGTAATGTTCATGTTCTGAATTTAAAAGACTTGTTCTTTAAAAATAAACCAAATATAGTCATGACTGTTGATCTTACGATGCCTTTCGGCTTTAAAAATTTTATGTGTAGAGCTAAAGAAGTCATAATAATACCTGAATATACGACCAGTATGTATTACTATAAATCAAAAAAGAATAAGGTTACCTATTTTACTGAAATGTCATTTTGTTATTCAGATGTCCCTTATAAAATGAAGATTGATTTTGAATCGCATAAGAAGATAGATAAGTTTGATAATAAATTATATGTTAATTATCCAAAGTATGATGCTAAAAATAGACCAGAAGTGTTAGATTTTGCCTGTGATATAGGCAAAGAATTGTTGATTAAAGAAGATCGATATTTCTATGATCTTCATGAAAGGTTTGATGAATATGTTTATTTTCAATCGGATAGATGGTTTGATCCTCACCCAAGATTATTTCATGAATGTAAATTATACAATAAACCCTATCACTATAAGAGTATTGGTGTAAAGGATGGATCTTATTATCGATATAAAGATAGTCTGGCCGAGAATCTTAGTGACCGACAACTGACAAAGGATGATATTATTGTTAAAATGATGTCTTAATTAATAATTTGTGAGGTACCTATGAAGGTTTTTTCTGAGAATGAGTGGAGTCCCCTGAAAGAAGTTATTGTTGGTTCTGCTTTTTCTGATTACGTTTTTGATGTCGACCTATCTTTTAAGTTGTTTTTTCGTGATAATTATTCTTGGGGAGCCAGAAAAGGATCCCCAGAAAGAATTGTAATAAAAAAGAAATATGTAGATGAATTACAAGAAGATGTTGAATGTTTTTCCGAAACACTCACAGACTTAGGTATTAATGTACACAGACCAAATGATATAAAAAAGGTCGTTAGGGTTAAAACTCCTCATTGGTCAACAGAAATAATTCCAGCACTGAATGTTCGTGATCAGACCGTTATACTCGGTGATACTATTCTTGAAACATCACCATGTGTGAGGAATAGATATTTTGAAAACGACCTCATGAAAGACATTTTTTATGAGGGTTTTCTTGATGGGGCTAATTGGATGGTGATGCCTAGACCTATCATGACCGATAACAGTTTTGACAGGAACCTTTTAGATCACAAGTCAAAGTTGAACTCAATACCAGACAAACCGTTCGATCATAGCGATTTGTTCCTAAACCCAAACGATATCATACCTGATGCTAATGACCTGAAAATACATGAAATGATGATTGATGGCGCTCAACTGGTACGTTTTGGGAAAGATATCATAATCAATATTTCCAACAAAAATCATTACTTGGGGTACCTGTGGATTAAAAGACAATTCCCTCAGTATAATTACCATCCAGTTTATTCGCTGTGTGATAACCATTTGGATACACTGATAGTTCCTCTATGCGAAGGTGTTTTGTTGTTAAGGTCTAAGAAGTTTGAAGAATTCCTACCCCCATTTCTAAAAGATTGGAAGATCATATATCCACCTGAGATAAGAAGTGATATGTTCCCTAAATATGATTCAACCGACCTTATATTAACATCACCATATATTGACATGAACATATTATCGGTTGATGGTAATAAGATAATTGTAAATGAGTTGTTCCCTGAACTATCTGAACTGTTGTATAGTGAGGGGTTTGATCCCATTCCAGTGCGACACAGACATAGGAAGATATTTGCTGGTGGATTCCACTGTTTCACATTGGATCTGTTGAGAGGTTAGATGGAAGTACAAGGAAAAAGGGTGATGTTTGGGCCACCAAGAGGATATACATCTTCTATATGGGATTATTTTAAGGTTCTTCCCGATTATCATACTCACAAAACCAAAGAGTTTGACAGGGATACGATTCATGCCATGTCTGACGAAGATGCTTACAAAGAGTATTTACAAGGATATGATGGTTCGAAGCCATTTATAGATTGTTGTTTGTTGTATTATAACAACCATGCCAACTTATCGTTTATTAAGGATTTGTTATTTACCGATCTGGACTGCTCTGTGTATAATGTCAGGTCATACAAAGCCGCCGTAAAATCTTATTATCTAATGGTTATGAGAACCATGAATAAATTTTATATGGTCGATGATTTTGAATACTACGACCAAGCAGGTAAAGATAGGTTGTTTGATTTTGCATATAACCGATTCTCTGTTGAATGGCATCTAAACTATATTAAAAATACCTGTAGGTATAAAGGTGATGTATATTTCGTGCAAGGTGTTGATATACATGAAGTGATGAACACCTTTAATATGAGAATACCGAATTATGGATTACAGAAACTTAATTCGACAGCATCACATCTTGTGATTAAACCAAGACTCAAGTATATGCTTGAAAGGTTTAGAGAGTTCGAGCGGTACTGGTCAGACAATATAGAAAAATGTCATGCTGTTAGGGAGAACAACATTAAGATACTGAAAGAATCAAGATTCATAGGGAAATTTGACGAGGATTTATATAGACGTGAATAACAACCAAAAAATAAATCGAAAGTATTTAGAGCCTTTAATGAACTGGTGTCAAGAACATCCTTTAAGTGAGTTTGGTGTCATATATGATAATGAGAGATACTTTGCTGATTATCTTGGCGTTAAGACATTCAAGTTTGTGAATTCTGGCACATCAGCATTAGATTTGATAATGAAGAGAATATCTATCGATAGACCTAAACCTCTGATCTATGGACCCTCATTCTGTCATGTATCATGGATCAATGTTTGTGAATGGAATGACTTTGAATATTATTTTGTTGATGTTAAGGAAGATACCCTATCTATTGATCCCGTAAAATTGAAGGAGATGATCGTAGAAAAAGGAGTTCCTGATATCGTTGTTATGGTTGATATGGGTGGTTACGTTGGCGATGATACGTTGACTGTGAGGGAGATATGCGACTCTCATGGTATAATTTTGGTTGAAGATGCCGCGAATGCCTTCGGTCAACAGTATAAGGGTTATAAGGCTGGAACTATTGGTGATTTCTCATTCTTCTCATTTTCCAATCCCAAACTTCTGACGTGTGGTGAGGGGGGTGCTATTGTATGTAATGGTGACGACTTTAATGATTCTTTTGAGGAAATGATTTATCAGGGTGGATGGTATAAATACGGAAAGTCCAGACGAACAAATGGTCTAAATTATATTATGTCTAACTGGATGACTCAGTTATTAAGATATCAATTAGATGATGTAAACGTGATACAAAAAGAACGTCATGATCAGTTTTTAGTATATTCAGATAAATTTAATTTATTTAGATATGAATCTGATAATAAATATTATTCACCAAGTTACTACTGCTACAGACAGAAGGGGATATCAAAGAAGATCCTTGAAAGGGTGCCTAGTCTTGAAATGCACCGATATAGGAATCATGACTCTCGTTGCACTGTTGGTGGGATTCTAGAGGACGAACTTGTATATCTCCCCATGGAGTATAAATGAAAGTATTACTTATAGATCTACCATTATTAAACTTCAAAACAGATGACTATAATATTGGGTTGTGCTATCTATTGGGGTACATGAAGCATAACAACGTGGAATGTGAGTCAATAGATTTTCGTTATAGTGATTATGTGCAGAGTCATATAAAGAATCCAACCGTATACACTTCCACAGAAAAGTATGAGAAGTTTAGAAACGACAAGAAGAGGGCTGACTGGTTTAGAGAGACAGTAGAAAAGCCTAGATTATATGTTGAGTTTTGATGTTATAGCGTTCAGTATATTCTTTGAACTAAACAAGATACATTTTGATGAAATGTATGAGATAATAAAACCTCATCTAAAACCACACCACAAGGTTGTGGTTGGTGGTAATTATCTCAGCCACTACGACCATCATCTTGAATTCGAAGACCTTGATGTTGATGTTGTTGTTGGACCCGGCGAACCCTACTTTGAGAAATTATTTGATCTTCCACATATAGATCTATATTCGTATAACCAAGTTCTGCCTAGACACCTTCCAGCAGCATCTATGCCCGTTTTAGTGGGTTTGGTTGTATCCATAAATGTTTGTTCTGTACTCACAGAAGACAGAAATTCTTCTACAGGAAGGTTGACTACATCATCAAGGAAATGTTGTACTGGAAACGCACAACAGGTCGGTTCAGATTTAACATCAGAACAGATAATATATTCAATAATTATAAGTACTTAAATGACCTAACAAAAAAGTTGACCATAGTCAATAGATCATGGGATGGTGAAAAACTCCAATGGTCTGCCAATGCGACACTATGGGATTTTGATGGATTCATGAAGAACGTTAATAAGAATGACTTCATAAAGTCTGGATGCAGGATATTAAGTGTAGGTGTTGAGTCTTTTAATAAAGAAGTTCGTGACTCTATGAATAAGCCTGAATATGAGAATGAAGAGTTAGCTAAATGGTTTGATTTTGCGTTGGAGAACGATATAAAAATATATGTGTATCTTATGGTTGGTTATATAACAGAAACGGATCAACAGTTTGATGATGGTTTGATCGCTCTCAAAGGGTTTTTTGACAGGTACAGTGCTTGTATAGGGGATGTTGCTATCTCTTTTTATACGATTCATAGCGAATATAATTATATCGGATATGAGGATCAAATAACATTTGATAGTGATGGTAATTGGATATACAAAGATAATATACATGAGAAAAGAGTAGACAGGGTTAGAAGGCTTAAAGAACTTTCGATGAACTATGATGTTCATCCAAGATTAATGGGTACAGATGATAATGAAAAAAATGAGGTATGAATAATGTTATATTATAATCCGTTTGCTATAGATAAACTTCTACGAAGGAGGGATGAGGCGTATGGATTATTCCATCTTAATAGAGCCGCCGCGCATAAATTTGATAGAACTGGCCTTTTTACCATGTTTGATGTAGGAGATAAAATCAATTTCAAATCAATGTTTGGTCTGCCTGATTTCTCTACACCATATAACAAGAACTTCGAAGACACTGCTATGGCAACGGCACAAAGAATTGTCGAGAACAACGAACCATTTAACCTTTATTGGTCTGGTGGTTTAGATTCAACAACCGTTCTGATATGCCTCCATCAGTGGTGTGACCGCATAAAAAACCGAATGAAGGTTATAATGACAGAGGCTTCTATAAGAGATAATAAGTATGCTTATGATACTATAATTAAGCCTAATTATGAACACGTGGTCTGTGAGGATTTCGGTGGAGCGCAGAATAATTATTCACTGGATTATATGAATGTGACTGGTGATGCTAGTGAAGCCATTTATGGATGGTCTGGTATTCTCCAAAACTTCATGAAGGAACTTGGGGTGAAAGGTTTGTATATAAAGCTCAAAGATATCCCCAAATTAAAGAGCAGATTAAGTCCAGATAATTATACAACATTTGAATATTATTTGAAATTGTATGAACTGATCAAGGTGACCCTACCAGCATGTCCTATTGATATTGTTGATATTCAGGATCTTAACTGGTGGTTCGTGTTTAATTTCTGCTATCAATATGACGTGTTGAGGTTCATGGTTCCTTATTACAGGAACTATGAAAAGTGTTGGGCGAACATGAACGCTTTTTTGCTAATGATGACTGGCAGTTATGGATATATAACACATACGAATCTACCATGAAGGGCGTAACCGACTTCAACTATATGAAGAAAGATGAGATTAATTTCATAAAGAGACATTATCCGAAGATTGATCTGTCTCATACGTTACCAAGAAAGACAAACGTTCATCTGAAATACCTAGCACCAAAGGACTTCTTACTGATAGGTGATGACTATAACATTGTTGATTGTCCTGGCTATCTAGAGACGACAAAAAAGGAAATGATGGAGAATTATAAGAACAAACCACTAGAAGAAGTGCAAATGTTGTTTGATTGATGAGAACTACTACGCTTGTACTGACAACGGATTGTAACTGGAATTGTAGCTACTGTAACGTGGCAAAGTTCGGTAAATATATGACCAGTAGAGAGAAGATTGATCGCCACCTTCCCTATATTATGGAGTTGATAGGAGACTATAACTTCGTTTTAGCGGGGGGTGAGATTGGTCTGGTAGATCCTGATATCATTTCTAATCTGATGGTATCCATAGGAAAGCCAGTTACAATCAATACTAACGGGTTGTTTATGGAAATGGGGTATCACAATATACCAGAAATACGTAATAATATCGACAAGATATACTACCATGTTAATGATAGACCAAATACTGCCCCGATCTATATCGACAAAGACCTTGATATACTGTATGGTATAGTTAGTGATAATATTGAGACTATAATAAGTTTTATATCAGCCAACAAAAACCTTGATATCTCGTATATAGGTCTGGATAGTGCTTTCGATGATACACACATGGATTACTTCAAGTTATTGCTATTGGCTAGAGAGTTTTTTAATGTGACCGATGATGCTGTACGTCAATTAGAGCATTACTGTTTAAAATACAACCACTTAGGGAAGTATCGCAGGTACTGCAAGGCAACCAGTTTCACCATTGATCTAGCTAAAGAGGTCATATGTCTCTGTGCTTTTAGGAACAAGCATATTGATATTCCTCTGACCAGAGACAATTTGAAGAAAGTTATATCGCAGACGAATGTCTTTCAAGGTGATGACAGTTGTGACACATGCACCAGAGTGTGTCTGGATACAAACATAGAGGTAAACATTAGAGATATGTTGAGGAGACGATGAAGAAGACAACCTTTGCTGATTTTAAAAAACAATGGTATTTCAGTTTAACCGAATATTGTAGTTGGAAGTGTTCTTATTGTGACTTTCCATGTAAAACTGACCCAAAAGTTGCTCCAATTGAATATGTAGAGGAAGTATTTGACCGCATCAAGAGGATCACCAATTATGACCAATCCATAGAGTATTGCCTTGAAGGTGGAGAGATTGGGTTGTTTGATCAGGATTATCTCGATAGAGTGTTTAATAGTGGTCTTTCTGAAACATACAACGTTGCTACTAATGGTCTGTTCATGGAGAAAAGTTATCATAAGAGATATTCCGACAAAATCCATTATATTCTATATCACATTGCTCCTGAGATATATGACGGGGTGAAGTATAAGGAGTATGATTTTGGTGATATTCTGTGTTACTATACCTTTGTTATAAACAAAAATAACCTACCTATTTTGGATAAGTTTCTAACGGATAATCTTGATTCTAAACACCGGTTTCTGCCTCATATACTTCAACCAAGAACACCCGGTTTGGATCTGTTGACCTATGATGACTTTATACAAATGTATGATATCATTAAGGATAAATCGAATGTGAAACCAGATTTCATTGAGAGAGTGGTGAGGATTATTGAACGGCACAATGATGAACCGTGGTTGGACTCTCACAGAAAAATTTGTGCCAGTGTGTATACACAACCTATCTTTGATTTACCAAATAAGAGGGTTAACCGATGTTGTATATCAATCACTGGTGATTCAGTTGATATTACAGATGATAATTTAGAAAGGTTGTATAAAAATAAAATAATGTTTAGTTCATTGAAAGATTCTGTGTGTGATGGGTGTATTGCTAATTTTTTATGGCACGATTGGAGACACAGGAGATATATGAAAGAGATTATTAAGATACATAAGGGTTTTAGTTCATGAAAGCTTATGTCGGGATAACAAACAATTGTAATGCCAAGTGTTTCACCTGTAATAGACAAGTTCTTAAAGGATACAGGCATAATGGTGAAATGACCATAAATGTTATAGACAAGATCCTTGATGCGTCAAGTACTATCGCATATATAGGTGAAATGGGAGACTTTATTTTTCACCCCAAAAGTCTTGATATAGCCCGAAGAACAGTAGAGCGTGGGGTTGATATGGATGTGGATACCATAGGGAGCATTCATGGCGAGGATTACTGGACGGTGTTGGGTAAGATATGTAACAAAGAGAACACTGTTATACGTTTCGTGTTGGATGATCTTATCACCGATCCACACAGACAGGTGGATACTGAAAAGGCGTTAAAGAACCTACAGACATTCATTGATGCTGGTGGTAACGCCCATGTCAAGACGATTCTATTCAATTTCAATCAACACATAATTGAAGATATGGCTGATTATCTCAAGAACATGGGAGTAAATCACTACGAGACGATCAGGTCACGGTTGTATATGGACGAAGGACCACTTTCAGCACCAACGGTTAATTATAAGTCATGTCTGGATCTATTAGAGAATGTTCAACGCAGGGCACCAAAGGATTGTATGTGGCACAAGTACGAAATGTACTATGTTAATGAGTTAGGAGAGGTTAAGATTTGTTGTCATTTGCCTTTTGAGGGTATACGTAACGCAGATTCCATAGAACCCTTCATGGAACCATATGTTGGTATGACTATGTTTGGTGATATAATGGATGTATATGACAGGGGTAGAGAGGACATGAATTTGAACAACGATTGGGTGACAGTAGAGTCGGCTTTGAACAGTGAATTCAATCAGTACATGTTGAATAACAAACACAAGAACACGATATGTCGATTCAGGTGTAGTGACCAAGAACAGGTGAGAAACCTCATGTTCCAACACACAAGGATATTCTAATGTACGAGAATGTTAACATAGGTATAGTTTCATATTGTAACGCTAAATGTTACCTTTGTAACAGACAGACCGTACCAGAATTCCCACGTGTCACCATGTCCATAGAAACCTTCCGAAAGGTCATTCCTTATGCAAAAAAGATGTCCTTTATCGGCGGGTTTGGAGATTTCATAAATCACCCACAAAGCCTTGATTTTGTTAGAGAGATAGGCGACAAACCTTTCATGATAGAAACCAATGCAGGTATTCGTGATGAGAGCTACTGGAAGGAACTTGCATCTATGGCCAATGATGCCGATCATTATGTACAGTTTTCTGTTGATGAAGTGTTTGAAAGTCAGAACCCTTACCGTATGGTAGACACAAAAATAGTGTTACATAACCTCAAGACGTTCATTGACGCCGGTGGATATGCTGTTGTTAAAACTATCAGATTTAATTTTAACGAAGATAAAATACCTATTATGACTGAGTTTTTTAAGAGCATTGGAGTTAAAGAGTATCACACACAATTGTCGATATATTATCCAGATAAAGGTGATTCCATTTTATCCGCACCACATGTACCGGGTGTTTTTGTAAATGGAACGTTACCACTTGTTTACAAAATTAACGAAAAGTTCAGCAAATCAGGGGTGAAATGTGGGTGGAAGGAAGGTCGATGGTTGTACATAGTCGAGAATGGAGAAGTTCACAGGTGTTGTAAATTATCGATATATATCAATGGTATGCAGGATAACGCCCCTGCCCCTATATCGAAGTACACACAGGATGAGTATTATGATGATATATCTGAAATTTATTATCGTAACAAGGAATTAATAAACCTTAACACCGATGGTGTTACTATGGAAACTATACAGAATAACGAGTATTTCAGATACATTGAAGAGAAGTTTAAGCACGTTAAAAGATGTAAAATATCTTGTGCTTTAAGGTATGATATTGCCAATAGAATGCTAGGATTAAAGAGGATATTTTGAACGTATTTTTTGTAGAGTTTCTTGCCACATATAACTGCGACCAGAACTGTTATTACTGTGATATAATAAACAAGGGTATAAACACTTATACAGAAATGGATATGGATAAGTTTAAATGGACTATTGATATCCTTGGATCTGAGACGAAGAATCTCATGGTCGAGATTTGTGGTGGCGAGACAGGTCTGATTAGTAACGTGGAAGACGTGATAAGGTTTTTGAAGGACCATAAGTCAGTCAAGAAGACTCAGATAATGTCCAACGGTCTTTTACGTGTACAACACCCTGAAATTATTAAGGAATTTGATTATTACAATGAACATCTTGTCAGGGATATCATAGGAAGGGATGTACAGAAATTCCATGATATAGAATTTTGTAGTGATGATAACGCTAAAACCGTCATTGTCATGACAGAGAACACAGTAAGATCATTATTAGAGAATGAAGAATATTATAGAGATATTATCGAATCAGAATCATTTTGGTTCAAAATATTCATTGAGAGAAGTGTTGATATCTCTACCAATCATTTAGATATGATGAGGGAGTTTTATAATAAATATAATGTGATGTTTTGTGATTTTTATATGAATAAATTGGAGATGAAGAATGATTCATTTTCTAAAAGTTTGTGTACAAAATATCCATTTTTACCGGTTATAGATATGGAGAATAATGATATAATTCATTGTGCATATTATAATTTTACCAATAAAGTGACTAAAGATTTGAACGAAAACAATCTAAGGGATTTGGTTAACAAAAAACTATTTATTACGGAATCACCTGATTATTGTTGCTCATGTTATGATTATTATCAAGATCCTCATTTTCTTATAAGAAGGAATAAAAGTAATAAACAATTATGATATTTCAGATAAATTACAAATCAAATGGTAAGTATGATGAGTATTTTGATAAGAATAGATCCATATCCAGTAAACTCAATCATGTTATATACGAGGATGAATTTATTGATGATTTTCTTGATTCTTATGGATACAGGGAGTGGGTCGAATCTGTCAAAATAACAAGGAACTATAAACATTTAAGGATTCCTATCATATGTGATCTTATACGACTATTGATTTTGTATGAAAAAGGTGGCATATATATTGATGCTGATACTATATTCAAAGATAAAATGTTAGAACTTGAGAGTAATATGGAGAAATATGGAAATAGAAATGTATTTCTTGATAACAAAAACTTAGGATTCGTGAGAGGTATAAAGCACTCTGGTTATTTAAAGAAAGTATTAGCCGCATATAAAGCTAAAGAATTGACTGTTGATAAATTTATGGTTTATGATAGAAAGTTGTCGAACAATCATAAGGAGTTGTTTCTGCTGCCCTATGATCATGTAAATAGGTACTTTACCCATTTATATGATCATAACAATAGCACTAAAAATGAAGATAATAACCTTTGATATGTCAATAAACGGTAATATGTTGAATGCCGTTGATATGCAGAATTATTTTGGGTGTGATCTGATTGTATTGGAACAAAAACCAATACGTTATTTCAATGTAAGTAAAGGTATATATAGACCTTTCAGGTGCTTTATAACCAACAAAATACCTGATGATGATGTTTTTATTATAGATTATAAGGCATTTTTGTATATATTAGAAAATAGTGTATCTTTTGGTTGTGATAAAATGATAGTTATGGACTGTCTTGAGCTAACACTACAACAATTAGATATGACCTATCATAAATATTATAAAAAAATATCTAATATGGAGTGTTTGTTTGAGGGTCTATTCCCCAAAACGGAAATTCAGTTTTTAATGCCCAAAAACAATTTTGATATATTTGATTTAGGGTTTCCTTGTGACGTGTTTCATAAGAAAATAAATTTTGATATTATGAATTTTCCTTCATTTATGGATGATAATTTTGTATATAGACCCGATGTTGATAATAGTGTTTTATTGTCATGCTATTCAGAAGCGAATGAATGTGATCTAGGTAAAGACTTATTTAAGTCAAAAAATTTTATATATCAGAGGCGAAGTACTCTTGGATTCATTGAACAATTTGGTAGAATGGTGTTCGAATTATATTATACAAATCGTGACATATGGACTGTCGGTGATATTTTTGATGGAAATGATGGTCTGACAGAGCATTTAAGATTATTAGATGCCAGTGTTATTGACAGTAAATTATATATTCCTAACATAGAAGACATCAACATGAATAACTATAACTATATGGATAAATACTTATAATAGTTTGTAACTAAAAGGATTATAGGAGTAAAAATGACAAGAATTTCTGAAAAGTTTAACACTGAACTTTATTTATCGGGTGCTAATGCTGGGGTTATAGAAGTACCGCCAACGTTCACAGATAATAATAACGGAACCTATGATATTAGTGATTTCACGTGTCTTTTATATGACAATGATTCACATGCGAACAGTTTATACACATATAATATAAGCACTGCAAATGGGTTTACCATGATAGGTAGGGATATTTCTGACACTCCTAACGAGGTTCGTTATTTGGTTGTAGATAATACTATCGCTGGATCTCCTGTTCTTAGAGATTTGACATATGCCGAACTATCATTGATCAATGAATCGGATATTATTCCTGTTATAACAATGTATAACGAAGATAATACATTGATTCATTATATAGGTTGGGATACTTTAGGTAAGGGTCTCTCTAATATGATTCATAAGAGACTTGTTAAAACCGATAGATTTAAAAGGGAATCAGGTCTCGCTTTATCTGTCACGGATCCCACAAAGTCAGTTCAAATTGGTTCAGGTCTTGTCTGGATTGGTGCCGTAGAAAATACTTTGGGTGCTTTTAGTTCGGCAACAGCCACATATAGATGGTATCATTGGCATAATAGTGGAGTAAACTTAACCGTTAATATCACTACAGTTGGTGGTGGTGGGGATGTTACTGCCGCTGCAATTAATACCGCAGGAACAGGTTATATGGCAGGTATGGATTATCCTGTTCTTGGTGGAACTGGTACAGGATTTGTAGTTACCATTGATACTGTTGGTGCCACAGGAAACGTTACGGCAATTTCAATTTCCGCTGCTGGTACTGGATATCTTGATACAGATGATAACCTTTCTGTATACCAAGGTTGGCAGAGAATGTTGTGGACTGATGGTTCTGGAACATATAATAACTCTCACTATGATGGTGGTTCTGCTGTTGGTGTTCTTCCATTAACTAACAACTATTACACGGTCAATTGGGTATACCGTGACCTTGAAAATAGCCCTCATGCTGGATTTGTTCTTGGTGGCAACTATCAGACGTATGCTGAGGCGCTTGCGTCACAACCAAGAACCGACCTTCCAAATGAATTTCATGTTATGTCAACTCTTGTTGGTCGTATTATTACACAAGAAGGTCTTACGGTTGCAACAAGTACAAGTTCCCTAGTAGAGAGTGCTTATGAAACTATATATTCAGGTCAACCAGTATCATTTCATAACGATTTGGGTGAATTACAAGGTGGTACTACAAACGAGTATTATCACGTAACATCAGCACAATCCACTGGTATTGTTGCACAAAACCCAACAGTTCTTGGTGCCGATTGGCTTCACGGTATGGGTGATGTTGCCACAACACTCGCATTTGATAATGTTACCCATATTTTCACACTATCAGGAACAAACTTCAAGTATTACTATCAAGGTAAAGAGGTAACTGTTGCCTCTTCTGTCACGATAGATTTGGATACTGCTGGTGGAATTACCTTCCCTGTACAGGGGGAATCATATTTCATCTATTTCGCTGATACTACAGGTGTATTAACCGCATCCGAGGGGCCTTGGGATTTGAACATACATGTTCCTGTTGCACTTATTACATGGAATAGTGCCACCACAACTGGTACCGCCGCTGTATTTGATGAGAGACATGGATATAGACGTGACCTTCAATGGCATTTATGGGCACACTCAACCGTTAATACAAGGTACTTGAGTGGTTTTGTTAAGACACTACCTACAGGTGCTACACCTAATGACCTTAGTATAGGTGGTGGTTCGATTGCTGATGAAGATATTATTCACACTATTGGTGCCAAGACTACCGCAAGGATTTGGTATGAGGTTTCTGCTGGTGTTTGGACGTTCAAAGATGACGTTCTTCCTTACTACGATACAACGACCCCCGGCGGTGGTAGTCCTGAATGGCCTTTGACTACTTCAGCGTATGCGTTAACTCCATTAGCCGCAGCAAAATATATGCCGACTTGGTGTTATGCTTCTCCTGATATCACTGAGCCAATATATATTATTGTTCCGTCAATGACCTCAACAGGACTTTATAATAGTGCTACAGAGGCACGACAAGCCCCTATACCTTCTGTTCCAGAAATACAAGAAATGAAATTGTTGTATAGGTTCGTTTGGAGTAATACTGGCGCTTTAAGTTATGACGCAACACAGGATGACTTTAGAACCAGTGGTTTGATTGCTTCTGCTGGCGTATCTCAAAATGTCTCCGCTTCACAAGTTTCTTTTGCTCCTACTGGAAATGTAACATCCATAAGTGTACAGGGTGCAATAGAAGAAATAATCAGTGATATTAGACCTACTTATTCTGAACTGGTGATGACCACTACAGGTACCTTGACCGTGACTACCGCTGGTACATACTACGTAATGAACGATACAAACGTGACAGGCACAACCAACTTCGTATTAGGACAAAGTGTTAATGTAACCACTAACGCAAATGCTTGTACGTTTACGATTGTTGATGCTGGTGTTTATGAAGTTATTTTTAATGCTTCATATAATAACACTAACGTAAACAGAGTCAATAGAGGTAGATTCTATGTAGATACAGTACAACAAACAGGTGGATTTAATAATTCTGGTACCAATACTGCTTCCGCATCACAGAATGTTATGGCGAGTCAGTATTTGAGTTTGACGGCAGGACAAGTCATTGATTTTAGATTGACTGCTGACACGTCAGGTACGGTTCAGAATTTCACGATGGTTAATTTCAGAATCAGAAGAATCGCATAAAGTTTACATATCACATTTAATACGTTATACTCCCTATATGGTAAAAACTGTATAGGGAGTTTTATTTGTGAAGAGAATTTTAGTAACTGACACCCACTTGGGTCATAAGAAGGCAAATCAGAGATATCTTGATTTAACCCTTGAATTGTTTGAAGACATAGGTAACTATGCAGAAGAGCATGACATTAAAGAGTTAATACACCTTGGTGATTTCTTCGATAATCGTAGAAATATGTCATTGATGACGCTTCATTACGCACGTAGAATTGGTCTAAACTTGCGTCATAGGTTTGACAGGTCTTATTTTATTTTAGGTAATCACGATCTTTATTATAAAGACAGATATTTGCCCAATTCCCATGAAATTTTCTACTCCATGCCCCATATTCAAGTGGTAGATGAACTGACTGAGGTTGGTAATATGCTCCTTGTACCTTGGATTGTAGAGGGTTCTGATTGGATTGACCCTGTAGAATTCTTAAAACCTCTTCATGAAACCACCAAAGAATATTGTCTTGGTCATTGGGAAATCAATGGTGCCAAGATGAACGTATCAGGTCGTGTGGCAGAGGGAAGTAAGTTCAGTTGTACCGATTTTAGAAAGTTTAAGAAGACCTTTTCTGGTCACTTTCATACCCCCGGCACATATCCCATGAATATTCAGTACTTAGGTGCATCACACCACATGGATTTTAACGATTCAGGTCCGAGGGGGTGGTATGTATTTGATGATGAGGATGGTTCCCTTGAGTTCATTCGTTGGGATAAATCCCCGAAGTATATCAAATGGAGAGCATTACCTGACAATATCGTTCAGGGTGAATTTACCGACCAAATTGTTAAGATTGTCTTTGATGAGGATTATGGCACAACAATAAATAACCAAATAATTTCAGATGTTTATGGTACCAATCCCCTACAGGTATTCACTGAGTACAAGTTTACGAAAGTGACCACAGATGATACAGTAGAGGAAGAATTGGAATTGTCTGGTCCTGTAGAGGTCCATAAGGGATTTGTTGAGAAGTCAGAGGTTCCTAAACACCTTAGTAAAAAGATTCTATCTAAGTTTATCGACCAAATTTATGAGGAAGTCAATGCCCAGTAGAATGATACACGATATTTTACATCAAATTCTTGAGACAAGTGATGTGGAAATGCGTCACGAATCACAACGAACAACACGTACAAGTGGTGATTATTTTCAAAATTTGTATATGGGTGCATTTAGACCCCAATTGATATTGAGAAGGGTGGTCAGACATAGTGAAATTAAAAACCTTCCCGCAGATGTGTACACGGAATTGTTAGATTTGTTTCAAAGAATGGTCAGAACTGGCGAACCAGTTAATATCAGTAGAAGATTCCGTGATGTGAGACTTTCAAGAGCGGAAATGTTACCAAACCAACATTCATTCGAATATGATATACGACTTGAATTTGTGTTGAGTGATTTGGATGAAGACCATTGGCGTAATGAATTAGAAGAAGACTCACGTTATGTGCCGGATTGGGGTGGCCGTAGACGTAGCGCACAAGTTCAACTTGACGGTCAGGGTAGGATACACCCACGTTATTTTGGTGAATCAACAGGTGGTATTGAACCTGTTTATAATACTAAGCACCGCTACCGTGCCGCGTGGCCCGATGATGTTGAGATTTTCGGTCAAAAACCTGTAAAAAAGAAACAAGAGAAACACTTTGAGGATGACCTGTTTGAATTATGAAAAGATATGTATACAGAAATCACCAACAATGTACATGTCCTACCAGACGTGAGATACGGGAAGCAGTTCATAATGATATGAACGAAAGACCACAACCGATGAGTCAGATTGTGGTTCCAGTTATACCGAGTATGCCACCCGCTAGTCTTGAACATATGAGATATGATGTTGGTGACTCGTTCAGGATGACAAGATATATTTTTGAAACAGTGTGTTTCACAACTGCTATATGGGTAGAAGAACATGTAGAGAACGGTGTTTCATGTGGTCATTACACTACACACCACAGTTACTTTCAGGTTCCCGAAGGGGTGGAGTTACCACAAACAGAGTTGTTGAATGAAGGTCATTCTTTTCATGACGAACATATTGAAGTATACCGAGGGTTGGATGGCGAAGCATATTATAGATACAGAATGTTTGAACTGGAAAGACGATTAAGAGAACTGGAAGATACAAGAGTTATACTTCCTAGAGAAGATATTGATGATATACACGCAGGTAGAGCGATTATTGATAATCAACCTGTACGTCTGGAGTATTTTGAAGATGATGAAATTTTTAACATCTAAAAGATGGCAAACAATTAAAGATTGGTGTTGGTGGAAATTTGTGATTAAGGAAGATGAATTTCATCACAGTTTGAGTATAGACATGATTAAGGTCTTAAATGGTAAGACGACATTAGATGCAGAGTTAAAACGTATCGAGCCTCTTCGTGAGAGGGCGCATAAATTAGATTTAAAATGGGGTTAATAATGACAGATAATGTGAGTTGTGACGTATGTGGTGCCACAGAAGACATTGAGTGTGAGATTCTATTGAAAGGTGAACAGGTAGATAGAATTTATCACCTATGTCCTGAACATTGGATTAAGGTTTACAGGAAAACTTTGGAAGATTTTTTGGAAGCAAACGAGTATAAATGTAATTCGTATATTAAAATGGCGGTGGACAAGTTGATTTCTGATGCAGTAACCAGTACAAAAATTAAGCAATTTTCCGATGAAGATGGTTTGGTTGATGTTGCACGTCTTGACCCACAAGAACTAAGAAGATTGCGTCCATATGAAATTGATGATGAGGATGATATATGAGTAATTATCATAAACATGCAATAGAGGAAATGAAGAGGATAGGATTCAGGTTTGTTGAAGATGGCTATCCAATTCAAGACCCAAATGAAGAATTTGATGTGAATGCGGAAATGGCTATGTGTGTCTTGGATATTCTTGATGTGTTTGGTAAACAAGGTCATTCAGGTATGTCAGCGTCATATTGTTTGCAGATTCTTGAGAAGGTCATGAAGTTTGAGCCTATAACACCCCTAACAGGTGATGATGATGAGTGGAATTGTATTGCTGATGAACGTACCAATGGTGAAGAGATTTATCAAAATAAGCGATGTTCACACGTTTTCAAAAGGAACGGACAAGCGTATGATATAGATGGTAAGGTGTTTTGGGAATGGTATACTGATGGGGTAACTGGCGAGAGACATAAAACTTATTATACCTGTTCAGAGAGTCATGTAGACATAGAGTTTCCGTATACACCAACAAGAGTTGAAGAATATATGGAGAGTGGTTGTGAGTGAAGATGTTCAAGTATTTAAAATATGTGACAACGAAGGATCAACAGTTTATCTTGAGCATGACGAAAATGTTATGAGAATACTGCAAGGTTTTGTTGACTGGGCCGAACCAAAACAAAAAATGATCGTTGAGGTTGTCGTGGTATCCAGAGAAGATTTGAATAAATTGCCAAGGAGTATGATCTAATGGGCAAAATAAACGTTGATAAGGTTGAATTAAAAAATTTCCTGTCATATGGGAATCAGTGGACAGTTTTTGATTTCCAGACAGGAATTAACGTTGTTCTTGGTCACGATAAAGATAAAGAACGATCAAATGGTGCTGGTAAGACCAGTTTTCTAGAGGCTATTCCCTTTGCTCTGTTTGGTCAGATTAATAAAGGTATATCATTACCGAAAATTGTGAATTGGCGAAACGGTAAACAATGTGAGGTAAAACTTCACTTCCGTAAGGATGGTGTGTCTTACATGATCCACCGTGGAATTAAGCCCGGAATCTTAACATTGTTTAAAGATGGTGTTGAGGTTCCAAAATTATCCGATAAGAGGTTGTTTCAGGCAGAACTTGAAGATGATTTGATTGGTATGGACTTTAAAGCCGCACAAGCACTCTTGTTTCAGAATGCTAATAACATGGTTTCGATGTTTAATACTCCAAAGGCAGACAAACGTAGATTTGTTGAGAAGTTCTTTAATCTTGAGATTTATTCTAAGGCAACAGAGGTCACCAATAAGAAGCTGAAAGGTGTTGATGACAAGATTTCAGAGATTAGGGTAGATGTGTCATATAAACAGAAGTCAATAGATGACCTCACCGCTAAGATAGAGTCATTTGTGGCACCTGATTTGGATGTATATCAAGGTAAAGTGGTATCTATTCAAACATTATATGACACATTCACGGAAAATAATCCAGACCTTGAAGAACGTTTGAAAAATTTAAACAATTTATGCACAGAGTTGACCAAGAAGCGAGATGAACTGAATACTAAGGTTTCAAAAACCAAAGAGAAGCTTGGTGATGTGCGTCTTGAGGTTCGAGCATTAGAAACGGAAGCAACAACGAAACGTCAGCGTATAGAAAAGATCGGTGATTTATCGGAACAGACAGATAAACTTATTAGGGTTAAGAGTGAGTTAATTAAGCTTTCAGACCTTAATAGAGAACCCACTAAAACTGAAATTGATAATCTTCTTGATGAATTGGGTAAACAAAAACAACTTCTAACGGAATGTAATACTTACATTCGCCAATACAAGAATGAGATTGAAAGCTTTGAAAATATGGAGACAACATCTGAATCGGTATGTCCCACTTGTTTTCAAGAAGTTGATCATGAACATATTAAAAACCATATCGAGTCACAAGTTGCGGGACTGAAACAAGAATTAGTTATTAAAAATGGTCATTTGTCTAACATTGAAGAGAATATCATCGAACTTAGCCACAAACACAAAGAAAAAAGTGATCTTCTTGATGGTATAAACTATAAGATTGAACAAAAAAATAAGTTAGAACAAGCACTTGCAAAACTATCAGGTGTTGAAGAAAAAGAGATAGAACTATCAGAGTTAAAAGTTCGTATTGATGAGATTGACACAGTTATTCTACCAGAGTATCGTGATAAAGAATCTGCGTTGGTTGCTCAGATTGAAGCGGAAGATCTGGAATATAAGGATTCATTACTTGAAGTTAACAATAACAATGCACTTATTGATAAATGTAAAGACACTATAAGAGAACGAGATAAGTTGTTGAATGAACTTGATACTGCTACGAGTATCCTTGATAATCAAAAGGAAATCCATGACAGGTTGATTGGTGAAAATGAAGCAAATATTGCGACTAAAGTAAAACTTGAGTCCGAGATTGTATCTACCCAAGCCGAAGTTAGAAAATTAGAAATAATGAAGGATTACCTAGAGCATATCAAGTTCACCTTAAAAGACGAGAATGTTAAACAATATGCTATTAGTAGTATTATCCCGTACTTACAGCAACAGATGAACCATTATCTCTCCGAGACAGGGAATTACTACGTTGAGTTGGATAACTGGTTGGACGGAACGATTAAAGGTTTTGGTGTCGGTGAATGTGACTTTGGAAATATGTCAGGTGGAGAGGGTAAGTCTATTGACCTCGCGTTAAAATTCGCTATGATGGATGTTGCACGTAGACAAGCTGGATCATATCTTGATATTCTAGTACTAGATGAACTATTGGACAGTTCTATAGATAGTCATGGTTTAGATAAAATGATGGATATTGTCAGAATGAAACAAAGAGAAGACAACTTGAAGGTCTTTATCGTCTCTCATAGAGAGGAAGTTGCATCTTTTGATGCCGACAGAACATTTGTTGTGGAAAAAGAGCAAGGAATGTCCAATATTAGGGAATTATAATGGGTGTGGATAAAAAGACCATAGATGCAAAAAAATGTTGAGTGGGAGGATCTATTTGAGATATGAATAACTTCAAGAATGAAGATGATTGGGATTTTTTTTTAATAACATCTTTGATAGTTACACAGAAGATGATTGGGGGATAATAGATAAAGTTGAGTATGGTAGCTGTTGTCTTAGAGAGTCACCGTTTGTCTCTATTGAGGGTATTCAGAAACAAATTGACAGTATCGAGTGTCCAACTGCTTTGGTATACTATGTACTTGTTGAAAATGGGGAAGTGTACATAAAACATCGTGCATTGGAGGTAGAATTATATCATGAGTGAAGAAGAGAGATTATTAAGAGAGTTGATGTATACAATACGAATTGCACATCTTGATATGTCAGGAAAACACAGATATGCTCTTAACCACAAATCACATCATTTGATTAATGAAATTAAAATTTATCTTTATGAGAAGGATACGAAAAAAGAGTGAGTTCTACCAATAGAGGTGGTGCTACTGACTCCATTGAATATCAACATTGTGTATGACAAAAAGGGTATCATCCAGAATTTACATAATTAAAGATTTTATGGGGATTGTATTAACAAACAATCTATTTTTTGGTATTATGGTTTTGAGAGGATAGAATAATGTATACAGCACTGTATTTACCCGCAAGTTATGACTATGACCCTACACGATCAGGATTTATTTCAGAAGATAAAGCTATTGATTTTGTTGTAAAAAATCACCTATGTCATTGCTGTGAAGATGAGGGGTGGGGGTCTGCGTGTGCATCAGAATGGATTATTATCAAAACCGATGAAATGGGAATGTGTGAGACTGTCGGTGATATTTTTGATGCAGCAGGATATACGAGAGTGGAAAACTGTCTTGATGTTAAGGATCGCGAATGAAATGTGTAATTGCCGGAAGTAGAGATTTAGGAACTTATCGTGATAAGGAAAATCGAAGAATTCAGATGTCTTTGATCGATTGTCCTTGGTTTGAAGAGGCCATGGGACAGTTTGATTGGAAAGACCGTATCACAGAAATAGTTAGCGGTGCTGCACTTGGTGTTGACACTTTGGGTGAACAATATGCCGATAAGTATGGTATAGAGAAAAGTATTTTTCCTGCTAAATGGTCAGAATTTGGTCGTCGAGCAGGATCGCTTCGTAATGAAGATATGGCAAAGTATGCAGATGTGGCAGTTGTCATGATGGTCAAAGGTGGTTCTACGGGTTCCAAGGATATGATTGATCGAATGATGCGAAAAAATAAACCTTATATGGCATTTGAAGTAATAGGAGGAGTTCCTTGTCAAGTCAAATAGAAGAATTGGCCGAATATGATGATGGTAGTAAAGTATGGAGAACAAGTTGTTCTTGTATGGGTGATGACCATTTAACGTTTACCGTCGCCACAGATGACGAATATCCAGAGGTCTATTTGGAGTTTTGGGTGGATGTTGGTGACAGCTATCGTGTATGGGAAAATGATAAATCTTTCCGTTGGTTCAGGTGTATGTTGGAGAGGATTAAGGTTGCCTGTAGGGTTATTTTCCAAGGTCATGTAAAGATGAATGGTGCCTTTATATTTCGTGGTGCCAAACAAATTGATGAACTTACTGAAACTATTCAAACACATAAAGAGTTTCTAATTAAAAAACTTAAAGAAAAAAACTATAAAACCGTAACAAAGGAAAACTAATGGAACAAAACCCATGTAAAGAAATAAACCTTGGTGACAAGACTGAGGTGGTTGCCGAGAAACATATCATTGAAGTTATTGGTCAGATTTCTCAGAAAGATTTGGATGATGGAACAGTTTTGATATTCCGTATCGATGATAGAAAATATTCAAGTGCTGTATTGAATAGGGTTGCTGAGAGCATCAAAAAAGCATGTATTGATACGTTTCAGGGACAAATTAAGGCTATGATTCTACCTTCATCGATAGAAGTTCAAATATTAAGAGATATTTTAAATCATTCCATAAAACAAGGAGAAGATAATGAGTAGTCGATTTGAAGAAGCAACAACAGATGTGATGGATAAGGTGCAACAAGTTATTCGTAATAAGTTCCCTCAGTTGAATGGTTGTCATATTGAGGTTGTAATGGATACAAAGAAGCGCAAGTCAGGTGGTAAATTCGTCTTGGTAAAACTTGATAAAACATCTCCTATTTTACGTCACATTTCTGCAACAAATGCAAACCCAGAAGGTGTGGATTATATTCTGTATCTTGACAAGACAGTTTATGTTGAAATGAGTGATACTGATAAAGAGCGTATTATAGCACATGGTTTGTATCACGCGGATACCGATTTCGAGAAAGAAGTTCCTTATGGTATACGTAAACCTACCGTACAGACGTTTTATGAAGAAATCGCTGACAATCAAGACGATGCTCGTTGGGCGGAACGTCTCGATATAATGGCGGAGGGTATTTATGAAAGAGATGCAGAAGAATCAAATTAATCCTTATGAAGAGGAAGTTCCTCAGAAAACTTTTGATTCTGTTCCAGTAGCACCAGAAGATATTGAAAAGTTGCAGGGATGTTTTTATTTCGATGACCTGTCAGGTGGACTCCAAAATGTTCAGGTTTCGGATGAAGAACTTGAGCGTCAAAATGAACAATGGGAATATGCGAAATCCTTTATAGATATGAGGGATTTGCGCAACGTTCCATGCTATCAAACCGATTTGGTAAGTTTTAAGTTAACCCCTGAACAATTGGTGGTATTGAAACAGTCCCTTGAAGTTCTTAGTCTTAATATGAGTGATGTTAATTATTTGAAATGTGAGTTAAAACATGAATCTCTCTACCAACAGCAATCATATATTCGATTATTACATGATATTGTTGATAAGACCTTGGATGATTATGCATATAGTAGACCATATTCACCATTTTTGCCAAGTTGGTTAAAAAAAATAGGAAAATATGATGTGGAAAAGACTATTTAATCGAAAATGTAATCACTTATGGTTGGAATATCGTAGAAAGTGGGTTGAATATATTCCTCATGAACAGAATCCAAAGTTTAACCGTGAAGGTGCTTATATATTATCGCATGTATATTGCGCGGAATGTGGTGAGGTTAGAGAGGTTGTGAATGATGGAAACCGGATTAAATTCAGAACAATTCCATAATCTAATAGTAAAAAGTAGTGGTAATACTATGATTTGGGCACCAAGACAGTCAGGTAAAACTACGGCTTTGGTTAGAGAGTTTTTGACTACACCCAATTCCCTTTTTTATACTGTAAATTATGGACAGAAAAGGAGTGTGGAACGAATTTGTTATGAGTTGGATGTGCCATTCAGACGAAACGATATACGTATTATGAATGAAGAATCTATAAGATCTTATAACACAAGAACATTTTTTATAGACGAAATTGATCATTATGATGGAGATTTATATAGGTTATTGGTACCCATAAGCTTGACGAGTACGAGAATGATTGCTATATCTACTCCTCATCGACCAAGGTTGAAGGGAACTTACGCCAGTATATTTGAAAGTGAGTATAAATTAAACCATGAAGGTCTGACCGATTGGAGATGCCCAGAATCGGATATAGTTATAACGATAAATGTGAATAACCATTTCGAAAGAGAAGGAGAATTATTTAGAATATGAGTGATTGTATAGCAAAAGACATATGTAATTGTGATAGAGATAGTAATGAAACATTACAATGTTTTGAGCATAGCAAACAACTGGCAACATCAGAACGTGAAAAACAGTGGTTAGAATTTTCAGAAAGGGTGGCAAAACACCTAAGAGAATATACAGTTCCACAGTATGGTGATGTTGGAGAAGATGAAATTACCAACTATGCAGTCGAAGATTGTGTCAAACAGGTAGAAAAGTATGCCAAAAGGTATGGAAGCCAGTCGAGAGAAGGTCAACAAGAGTTGGATTTCGTTAAAATGGCTCATTATACTCAGTGTGCGTGGGAGAAGTATGAGGAACCACTAACACCACATGAAACTGGTGAATACAATTTAAGAGTTTTTTACGTCAAACTTGACGGTAAAGATGGATTTGAATATATGGGTATGGCAAAAGACCAGAACGGTAAAACAATTTATATCTATAGGGAGATCTTGACTTATGAGTACGGAGTTTGAAAGTATACTACAAGATTATTTCCATCGTGAAAACGTTGATGAGATGGAGTTTGAAAGGATTAATGATAAATTATGTCGCATTACCGCACATCTTAAAGGGGGTAATACATTTACCTACACAGATGATATTCATTGGGGTGTAACCTTATCGGATTTTTATGATACATTGGATCGTTTTACCAATGGAGTTTCGTATACTTTTAACAATTTTGATCCTCAAGATGAGATAGATCACTATCAAGAGAACTCAAGTAACTTTTACGGGGATTATTGATTTACATATATAGTATAAATGTGTATTATAACATAAATAAAATGTGAGGTATGAAATATGTCAGATGTTTTTGAAGATATCAAAAAGAAACTCATGGATGCCAGTAAAGGCAAAAGAGTCATGGTTCTTTCTGAAAGTGAGGTTGCACAGATAAATACATGGCTGTTTACTCCAACATATGACCTGAATAGAATATTGTCGGGTTCTTTATATAAAGGTGTCGCTGAAAAGACACACACGCTTCTTGTGGGACCAGAGGCGTCAGGTAAATCATCATTTATGTGTTTGAACCTTGCCGCAGCACAGAAGCTTGGATATACCCCCATCATCATTAATGCGGAAGGTGCATGGACAGCGGAGTTCGTTTCGCGTTGGGGTCTTGATGCAACTAAGGCTATGGTTATTAACTCTTCCAGTGTTGAGGATATTCACCGTGATCTTGCCAATATTAAATCAGAAGGGTTCACAAAACTCGCCATTGCTTTGGATTCCATAGGAGCATTGAGTTCTAACAAGGTCGTAGATGATGCAGACAAGGGTGATATTAAAGCCGACCAAGGTTCCTTGCAGAAGAAAATCAAAGCCATGATGAAGACAATGGTTGATATTGTTAAATTCCAAGACAGTATCGCTTTTTCTGCTGGTCATTATTACGGCAATCCAAGTGGTTATGGTGACCCTGAACAGATTGGTGGCGGTAAGTATCCGAGACTTGCTGCAGACTATATTATAACCCTAAAGAAATTCCTTTTATATGAAAATCCAAACGCAAAGGCCGCTGCGCGTGGAGCAGTTTTGGGTACGGAGATTCATGCCGCAACTATCAAAAACCGTTTTGCACCCCCATTCCAAGAAGCATTATTTGAAATAAACTACCAGAATGGTGTTAATAAAATGGCAGGTATCGTGTCCGTTGCTACTGAAATGGGTCTGATCGAGAAGGGTGGGTCGTGGTATACAATTCCGTGTATGGATATTAAGGCACAAGGCGAAGGTAAACTATACGAAGCAATCCTTCAACAAGACCCAAAACCTTTGTTGGAGGGTATAGAAAACGTGTTAAAAACAAAGGGTTATAGTACACAGAATGCACAACTTGAAGACGAATTAGGTAGTAGTGAGCCAATAGAATAATCCGAGTGGATTAAGGAGGTAATATATGGCTCAATTTAAAATGATAAAAGAGGAAGAACAAAAAGAGAAGTTGTTGGAAGAGTTATACACTTTGAATGATGAGTATAATCAATTTGTTAAAAAGATGGATAAGAGGTTAGATTTAATTATAAGCAAAACGGAGAATTTAAATGAGATCGATGATTTTCAGTGAATTAATTGAAATTCGAGATTTAACGAAATATAAATTAAATCCGGGGGATAGATTTCTTACTGGAAATAGCATCTTATCCCAAAAAGATTCAAAGAAAGTTGGTGATTTAATTACATATTATTTGGTTACTGATGTTAATGATGAGACGGGTGTTGTTAATTACAGACCTGTATATGAAAAACTGGAGGAATAAAATGCAAGTATTTGTGGTAAACTATGAGACTGATGATTCAACTTATAAGTTATATTTGTTAGGTAAGGATCAAGCTGATGCGATGACGTATGTGAAAATGAGGGTAGGCAATCTACCGGGATATAGGATGAATAATTTTGAAAGCCGTGAGGAGATTCACGCTGTAACCCCTCAACTCCTTGAAATGTTAACTCCACCACCACCAGAAGAAAAAGTTGTTCATAAGATGTTGTGTCCGTGGTGTGGTGCTGATCATTACGAAACTTTACATGCATTAAAGATGCATATTTGTAAAAACCATGCAACTTCAAATAAGGATAATCCGAAAAAAAAGGAAAAATAATGAACATAGCGGTGAACAATATTGATGATGGGTTGACTGTTGAGTTATCAAAAATATGTGATGTTGTTGACGTTGTTGACAAACCTAAAGGTGTATTTATACAATGGTCCACCCCTGACAATAAAAGTCTATTCGTCAGACAGACCAATATGATAGAGAAGTGCATTAAGAATAAATTACCCATGATCATATTTGATGGAGACCAGAAGATTAGTCCTGATGAAGCTAGTTTTCTGGTGTCCGAGGGCGCATTTTTATGGGAATCATCCGTTAGTGATAGAATGTTTTTTTCATACCAGCCTGTATGGGGTGAAATAAAAACTCCTGATAAAATACCGTTGATAGATAAGCCAACTGGTGTTGATTTAGTGTATATGTCACCTTTGACAAAAAAGTTATCTACATTTAAAAGATACTATCAACCAATGTCAGAGTTGGGTGGATATGATGTTTTGTTTTTTGATTCAGTTGGAAATCAGACAATCAATCGAAAAGTTGAGGAGATGGGTATTAATATCACATCAGAATCAATAAACTTTGATATTAAGTCACTGATACTACTTGGAACCGATCATGAATATCAAACAGGTAGACTTGATCCCTATCTATTCAATTATCTGGAAAGTGGTATTTTACCGTTGTTACCGATAGAACATAGATGGTATCATTCGGTATTTGATGGTATGGTGGTGGGTACCGATTTTGATGTGGAATATATATTGAAGACATGGGATAAGATATCTTTTGGTTCTATATGTGATATATATAAAAATTTGGATATATATCTCCCTGAATGTAATGTTAAGAATGTAGCAAAAAGAATAGTTAATTACTTTTCATGAGAGATGCGTTAGAATTATTACCATGTAAAATATGAGGAGATGTATGAAGTTTGAAATAACCAAGAATGGTACTGGTATTATTAGGATAAACAAAGATACATATCTATCATTCGGTTCAAATGACAATATAAAAATGGTGTTGATTCGATATAATAATGGTCATAACATTGAGAGTAAATTTTTTCCTATCTCGATGCTAAAGCTTCCCAGAATGACAACTAAATCTATAGGTCTTAAAAATATTAAAATAATTCGGGATTTAGTGAGAGATAAGTTGGTGGATGGTGTGTTACCCCTAAAGGCTGTATCATTAATAGGCGAATCTATTAATAAAAAAAGCGACTCTCAATAAATTTACCTTGCATCCCTGATCGAATTTTGGTATATTAAATCGTAACCGATTGACGAAAGGAAAAAATCATGGGATACCGTTCTGACGACTTAAAACGACCATCATACGTTCCTCGTAAGCAACAAGATTTCCTTGTCATTAAACCTAATAAAATCAAGAAAGGTTCTCCGAAAAATGATCAAGTATAAAAGGAATCCCAAATATATTGAAATATATTCATCGGGATCCCTTGATGATGCAAATGTTTTGTTGGATATTGCTCAAAAAATAGGCAGACAAATTGGTTTTGACAGGGATGATATTAATCTTATTCTTGATGAGATGAAATCTGGTGATCATGAGAATCTAGTTCAAATTTTTAATGATCATTTTGAGGATTATTTTTGTAATTGTGTTGTTATATATCGTTGATTTTTTTGTTGACAACGTGCATTCTCACTGTTAGGATAAATTTCATTGTTAATTGAAACGAAAGGGAATTATTATGGTTTGGTCCACAAATATTGAGAATGAAAGAACTTTTGATAATAATTTTATTGGTCGATTGTCAGGTGATCAACGACAAGTATCAAGACCTGATCATTTCCGTGTAGAGGTGGCTGATGCCCCTGTAGATGATCGTCTTATCAATGATAATATGTTGATTTTTGGGCGTGATCTTGTCGAAGAATCCCGTCAAGGTCATCTTGATCCGGTTATCGGTCGTGATGATGAAATCCGCCGTATGATTCGCATTCTATCTCGCAAAACAAAAAACAACCCTGTCCTCATTGGTGAGCCGGGTGTTGGTAAAACTTCCGTTGTTGAGGGTCTGGCACAACGTATTGTTTCTGGTGATGTTCCTGATGGTCTAAAAGAAAAGGTTATTTATTCTTTAGATCTTGGTTCTCTCATGGCAGGAACTAAACACCAAGGTGAACTCGAGGAACGGGTGAAATTTGTCCTTGATGCGGTTCGTGAGCGTGAGGGCAAAGTCATGTTGTTTATTGATGAAATTCACAACATGGTTGGTATGGGTTCCTCTAATGGCGTTGACTTTGGTAACATGCTGAAACCCATGCTGGCTCGTGGCGAACTCCGTTGTATTGGCGCTACTACTTTGGATGAGTATCGTACCGGGGTAGAAAAAGACGCCGCTTTATCTAGGCGTTTTCAGACTATTTTGGTCGATCAGCCTAATGTCGATGATACTGTTAGCATTCTTCGGGGGTTGAAAGAGACTTATGAGATTTATCATGGGGTCACGGTTCGAGATAACGCTTTGATTGCGGCCGCCAAACTAAGCCATCGATACATTAGTGATCGTTTTCTCCCTGATAAAGCTATTGATCTTGTGGATGAGGCATGTGCCCAAGTTCGAACTGAACTTGATTCCTCTCCAGCAGAACTTGATGGTGTGACTCGTAGAATTCAACAACTTACCATCGAAGAAAAATCTTTAATGAAAGAAGACGATGGTTTGTCTGTTGTTCGTCTTGGCAAAATTCGTGAAGAAAGAGATCTTTTGTTAATCGAACAAAAAATTCTTCAAGATCAATGGAGTGAAGAAAAAGATAACATTAAAAATCTGGTCGAACTTCGCTCTAAATTGGAAACCGCTCGTAAAGAGTTGGAAACTTGTGAACGTCTTAATCAATTAGATCGAGCCAGTGAATTGAAGTATGAAATTATTGTTCAGATAGAATTCGAACTACACAACTACATCAAAAACATCGGTGATATGAGTATTCTTCATGATTCTATTGATGAGGCTGAAATTGCTAAAGTAATTAGCCGTTGGACTGGAATTCCTGTAGATCGTATGACTGAGGATCAGAGTTCTAAAATCCTCAATCTCGATGTTGAATTACATAAACGTCTCGTGGGTCAGGATGAAGCTGTGCAATTGGTTAGTGAAGCTATGATTCGCAGTCGTAGTGGGATTAAAGACCCTAACCGTCCCATTGGTTCTTTCATTTTTCTTGGACCAACAGGGGTCGGTAAGACTGAATTGGCTAAAGCACTTACCGAAGTTATGTTCGATACTGAGCAGAATATCATCCGTATTGATATGTCTGAGTATATGGAAAAACATAGTGTTTCCCGTATGATTGGTGCCCCTCCGGGTTACGTCGGATTTGATGATGGGGGTCAATTGACTGAGAAGGTTCGTAGAAAACCGTTCAGTGTCATTCTTTTTGATGAAATTGAAAAGGCTCACCCTGATGTTTTTAATGTTCTTCTTCAAGTTCTGGATGATGGTCGTATTACTGATGGTCAAGGTCGCACTGTTGATTTTAAAAATACTGTTATTATCATGACAAGCAATATTGGAAGTCAACATTTGCTTACAGGAATTGACGGTTGGGGTGAGATTAAAGATTCTACTCGTAATCGGGTATTTGAAGACCTTAAAAGGGGGTTTCGACCTGAATTTCTGAACCGTGTTGATGATATTATTTTGTTCAAACCTTTAACTAAAGATAATGTCAAGATTATCGTTGGATTTCTTCTGAGTGATATTCGTAAGCGTTTGGAAGATCGACAAATCAAACTGGAAATCACCGATGAGGCTAAAAATTATGTAGCAGATGTTGCGTATGACCCTATCTACGGGGCAAGACCTCTCAAACGGTATTTGAGTGGCACTCTCGAAACTCAGATCGGTAAAGCCCTTCTTAGTGGCCAAATTAAAAACGGTGATACTATCACTGTAACCGCTGATCAGAACGGTCTGATTGTTCAATAAAAGTAAGGGGTGACCAGAAGGTCACCCCTTACTTTTACAAGGAGAAAAACATGGAACCCAAATCATTCGAAGTAGTTACACCGTCACCATATTTTAAGATTACTTTTGGTTGTGGTAACCGAGCGTTCTATAAGGATGGATATATCGACGAAACTTGTGATTACGAGGGTGACTTGGAAGAAATTCTTATATACAATCAGGAAAGAGCCGAACTCCTTATTAAAAAGGTTTTAGAGTTTTATGGCGTACCCGAAACGGATCTACCAGAAAATATGAACGTTGCTTTGACAATTTATTGATAAAGGGGTATTAAAAATGGTAGGAATTAGAAGTCGTGGAATGGGCGGGGGTCAATGGACTGACCATGAAGATTTGGATCTATCGAAACCTTTGACAATTATTTGTCATGAAGGGAATCTTCAAGTTGACGTAACTGATGCAATTGAAATCAATTTTGATTACACTCGTTATCATGGTAATCGTGTTGTAAAAATTGATCCTGTGGCGAATGCATGGATTGAATATATACTTGGGTATCAGATTGAGCGTGATCTACAGCCACAAGACCGTCCAGACTCTATGGCACATGTTATTGGTTTATGTGACCTTCCGATTAAGTTGATGCAGAAGGCTGGTCAGGGGTTGCCAATTTTCATTAGAGAACCAGAAGTATCACTTCATCCAAGTCAACAGAGACGTGTTTCGGACTTTTTATCCGCAATTTCTCAACATACTGATAATGCAACTGGAAGTTTCACTGAACTACCAAGAGGCTATAAAAATGGTTGGAGTGTATAATAAAATCCTTGACACTCACCCCATATTTGGATAGTATGGGGTTATCTCGTTCTACAAAAGGAAAATGTTATGGCGAAACTATTTAAAAACCTCACCCTCAAAGAACAATACAAAATGTATTTTGAGTCTGTCCGTGGTGCTAAAGAAATTCCTTCCAAAAACAAATATTCTGTGTTAGAATGGGTTACGTCAAAAGGCGATAAAAAGTACATTCTTTTGGGGTCTTCTGGATCAGTAAGGGCTAATTCCAAACCAGTTGTCGCCAATTCATTCTCTATCGCAAGTAATGCGTTAAAAGATGATGTTAAAAAATGGGCAATCGACAAAGGTTATGAACTTTAATTAATAGGAGATATAAAAATGCAGTTTCTTAATCAATTGAATCCTTTTTACCCTGTAATCCGAAATAAACTTTTCACCCCTTTCACCTATGAAGGTGACGAAACTCCTACAGATTTGTATGTTGACCGTGATGCACTGTTGAATGGTGAAAACGGTAAAGTTCTTGGTACTGTTGGTCCTCACTACAAACTTATGTTGAACGAAGAGGTTTTTGATATTTTCTCAGAAGCCTTTGCCGATCTTCCGATTGAATCAGTTTGTGACCACCTGAACTGGAAACAGAACCGTTGGCAACGTGATTTTATCCTCGATGGTGATCAGTTCAATATGTCAATTGGCGATGAAATTATTAAAACCAAGGTTTCAATTTTCAACGGGTACGATGGTAAATCCAGTGTAGGTTTCACTGTTGCCGCATACCGTGATAACGGAAATGTTACTTTCTTGAACAATATGTTCACTCAGACCTATTCGCACGTTCAACGCGGTCTGGTTGCCCGTATCCGTGAAGACTTTGCAGCAAAACTTGAACTTTTCCGTCAAACCGCTGAAATGTTTCGCCGTTTTGATCAAGAGGTGTTTACGGGTGAGCAATTTGAGTCTTTTGTTAATGGCCTGGTCGATGAAAGTGGTGGTCGCAATGGCTATTTGTCCGAAAATCAGGCGCGGTTAATTATCAACTCTTATAATCAACTATTTACTCGTCTCGGAGTTCGACAAACGCGCTTCGGTGCATATACGGTTCTTTCGGCAATCGCATCCGAACGACCGGGACGCGGTAACAGTTCTCCTATTTTCACGGCCGCTCACAAACGTATCGAAAAAGTTGTCGATGATTTCTTTTCTGATGCCGGAGATTTGTTCATCATCTAAATCAAATAAAGGGGGTGGCTTATGTCACCCCTTTCTATAGGGGTTTATAATGTCGTATATACCAAGATGTGTAAAATGTGGTAGTGATAAGATTGATATGATGGTTGATATCACCATTGTTTTACCTGCTAAATACCAAAGTCAACTGACCAAGAAAGTTCTGTATTCAAAAGAGTGTGAAGTATGGGGTGCGAATTGGGAAAGAGCGTCATACTTCTGTAAGAACCCTGAATGCGGTCACAATCGTCTTGCACCAAACCCGAAATGGGTAGAAAGTATGAAGGAACTTGAAGAGGAAAATCGTCAGTTAAAACAGCAACTTGAATTGATTAGTGGTTATAATTAACACAAATTAATATTTTTTTTTGCAAAAAAAATGAAATTTTTTATAAATAACTTATAAGAAGATTATGGAGATGTCAATTTCAATGAAAAAATCACGGATACATATTAGTTGGTCGTTTAATATTAGCGACATGAACCC